TGGCGTGTGGAAACGAGACCATCTACCTAACCTACTCATTGAGTGGCTCAAAGGACGTGACACAGAAGGATGGAAAGGCGTTGATTCGCTTGCTTATAACACTCTTTGGGAAGTCATGGAAAAACGTGAACAACGTGCCAAGGACAAAGAAGGATGAGTCCATCATTTTACTGATACACAAATTCAAGGATGTTCAATGATATACCTATCTGTATTTAGTGGCATAGAAGCCGCAACCGTCGCTTGGAAAGACCTTGGATGGGAACTAGTCGGTCTTGCTGAGATAGAACCGTTTCCATGCTCAGTCTTACAGCATCACTACCCAGACGTCACGAACTACGGTGATATCAACAACTACAAGGAGTGGAACATTGAGAGAGGTTCAGTTGACCTTATTGTCGGAGGAAGCCCTTGCCAAGCCTTCTCTACTGCCGGACTCAGAAAAGGACTTGAAGACCCAAGGGGAAACTTGGCTCTCGTTTATCTCGGACTCATTGACCATCTGCGACCAGAATGGATTGTTTGGGAAAACGTGCCCGGTGTATTGTCATCTAACGGCGGAAGGGATTTTGGAACCTTCCTTGGGTCGCTTTCTCAGCTCGGGTATGGGTGGTCCTACCGAATCCTTAACTCTGAATACACCGGAGTACCCCAAAGACGTCGTCGAGTCTACCTTGTCGGACATTCTTCTGGAGATTGGCGACGTGCCGCCGAAATACTATTTGAGCCAGAGAGCATGTGCGGGAATCCTAAGAAGAGCCGAACAAAGAGGGCGAGAATTGCCCCCACTCCTAAAAGAGGCACTATTGTCGGTGATTGCGAAGGAAGAGTCGGAAACCCAACCCTAACTTGTTCTAACCTAGCCAACATCAACAACCAGTCATTCCTAGTAGGCGAAAAGGTCGTACCTTTCCGTAAGTCGTCCAGAGCACAAACAAAAGACGGGCTGGAAACATGGGTGGAAGATGAAGTATCAAACACCGTCAATTGTTACGACGTCGGTGATGTACGTTCAACTAACCTATCCGTCCACCTCTACGAGAACCATCCAAACGACTCACGGGTCAAAGAACTATTCGGCGTATGCTCCACCGTCACTAGTCGATGGGGCACGGGTGGTGGGAATGTCCCACTTGTGGGGCATGAAAACAAAACTGTTTACTCCATCCGTGAAGATGCCAAAGCAAACACATTTAGTGTCAATGAACGAACAACAGTTAATACCATACAAGCGATGCGACCAGCCGTGTCATCACATCATGCTCAGAACTTTGTTGTTCATCGACCATCAGACAACATCGCCAACACCATCGGATGTGGAAACCATATGACACCAGAAGATGTGGTTATGCTATCTATCCCCATACAAGACACCAGAGACGTCCAGAAGAGCCAGAATGGACTAGGAGTCGGTGATGTTGGCTCTCCAGCCTATACGGTCGATACACACGCCACACAAGGGGTAGCACAAGTCTTTGCGTTCAACCATCAAAGTGCCGGAGATATGAGAGGAGTTAACCTTAAGACAACCGCTCAACTTCAAGCATGTCAACAAACATCTGTGCTATACAACATGATTGTCCGAAGGCTGACACCAGTTGAGTCCCTTAGACTCCAAGGCTTTCCAGATGACTATCTTGATGTCCTACACAACAACAGAACACCGGGTGATAATGCCATCTTTAAAGCCATAGGGAATAGCATGGCTACTCCCGTTGTCGGCTGGGTTGGAAAACGCATCCAAGCATCTATAGACAGACGCCTAGGTAAAGGTTAACCCAGTATCAATAGATGTCACAACTATCACGCTTCCAGATGTGTTTCTGTAGAACAGATAGACAACATTATCTTTGACAAAGGCGGCTAACGAGTCATCAGCCACACCAGAGGCAACAACGGCGTGGCTTGCTTGTGTATTGTTACCTTGAGGGTCACGAACTACACAGTTGATAGCACCACCAGTTGTTCGAGCAAAGATAAACTCCATACCATTGGAGCCTACACAAGCCGTTGGCTTTGTTCCAGCCATTACTGTTACTGCCACAGAGAATGTATTCCCTTCATCATCAGAGTAAACACTGTATGTTGTTCCAGCATTAGCATATATGACGTCTAGTCGCTTTTGTGCGTTTGTTATCGTCCACCGAATCTCAAAACCACTATCACAAGCAATACCAGTATTCTTGTCTAGCCAAGTTCCGTTGTTGTGGTCATTACAAAAGTGGAGATGAATATTCCCATCAACAACATCAGCGTAGAACTTACGAAGAGATGAGTGAACATCAGCAGATAAGTCCCTCTCACCTTGTTCGGCAAACCTATAGACAACACGCTGCCTAATCGATGTGTAAGCCGGATTCCAGTTAACGGCTATCGTGTAATAGTTGATGGTGTGATTCTTAGTACCTAACCCATACGGAGTACCAGTCTCATAAACACCTTCTGTTGTGAATGTTGAATCAGTTCCACCAGAAGATGAATCAAATGTACGAACAACAGAAACAGTTCCAGTTGTTGCTATATCTCCATTGTTGTCGTACGTGATGCCATGAGCTGGAGCACGAAGGAAAGATGCACCTTTGAGATACAAGACGTGCGGAGTGCCACCATTGTGCACATCGAATGGGTCATCTAAATCTGGGATGAAGTCACCAACGATGGAGTCAAACAATGCTTGTGCTTTTACTGAGCCACCATTGTTGTCGAAACCATAGTGCCAGTCGTGACCAGTAGCTCCACCACCACCACCCTTCTTACGAGCGATAGCACCGCCACCGTGAAGCCAAGTAGCAAGACCAGTTTCACCATTGAGATAACAATCTCTAAGAGGCGGCTGAGACACGGCACATGTACCAGCACCGGGATACGGAACCGTGTTTGAAGCATTGAAACCGGGATGCCGGATAATGCCAGCATCACTTGCTAAAATCTGATTTACCAAATCAAGTATAGAAAGTGATTGTGCTGCCCAAGTGGAAACCACCGGTGTCACTGTGTTCTGGAAGTGAATGTCAGACTCTTCCTCAGTTCGTCCGTCTTGCTCTAACTGCCAAAATCTACGAGCGTAATAGTAGGTTACAGTCAGATTTGGGTCTGTTGCAACAATGTCGGCAGTTATACGTTCAGCCTTCCACTTCTTACCAGAAGGTAAAAAGTTTTGATGGGCATGCGTTACCTTATCAAGTTCAGTTGTTCCGATATCAATAGCACCGGCAGACACACGCAGTTGTGACGCACTTGTCACACCCCAGTAGGCACTGTCTACGGACTCGGCACCAGCGTAGTCAGTAGATACAAGGTTTTTCCTTGGATATGGGTCATTCTTATTGTCATACTGAGGAAGAGCACCTACTGACCACTCATCTGGCATACAGAGGTCAAGTGTGACTACTTGGTATGTTGTTGTTGCTGCAACCACGTTCCATCGCTTTGTATTGCCATGAAAGTCGGTTATCTCAATCGTTCCGGCTTGATTTGTTCCAGATTGGCACTTTATTTGTATCTTTAGCCATCGATAAGAACTCATGCCTTGAAGCGGAGCGTATGTCCGAGTGTTTCCAGTACCGGCTATAGAGTATGGATTTGTGAGTTGTATTTGAGCACCGTTAAACTCCCAAGAACGGAACATGATTCGCTTATCGTCTGTGTCGTCGTTACGTGACAATAAGGAACCAGTTTGTATTGCTACAGATATAGAATCTGGTATCCCATCGAGTTCTGTTGTTAGGTAATCTGATGTCGTCCCATTGTAAATCTCAGAAGTAATATAATAAAAGTAAATATTATCTGTTGCAGAAAAACCACCAGTTCCAGTAACTGCACGGTTCCTAAGTGGAAGCACTTCATAATCAAAACCGGTAATCGTGTAGTCTAAAGAGTCTGGGTAAGAATCTTTCCACGCACGTGTGACGACATCCATCTGCACCTTCGCTGGAAGCCGACCAAACGAGTTGAGAAGAATGTACTCGTCATTGATTGCAGTTGATGAGGTTACGTCTGTAGACCAGTTTGTGGCAGTATTACCACCAAATGCATGGCTGTGTGTTGCTTCGAATGGGTCTAATCCATTACATAAGTGAACTGTGACATTACATGATGCAGTTCCAGTCCTTGCCGCATAAGCATCTTGACCCGTACCTATGATGTAGTTCATAAGGACACGGTTACCAAGAGTCACAGTAGTTGTTGATGATGCACTTGCAGCACCCAATGTAAGTAAGGCTGAAGCACTACTTCCAACACGGCTTAACTCAAACCATCTGTATCCAGTTATTGGTGGATGAGTTACTTCACCAGTAGTTGAGTTGATAGACGAGCCGGAAGTAATATCCCACAATACATCAGTACCAACACTTGCACTAAATACGCCAGTGAGTGTATTAGATACATCTACATAATCAACCGCCGGTGTATGTGTACCAGAAGCGATAGTGGTAGTGGTTGTTACTGGAGTTCCATGACCATCATCTGCTGTTAAGATAGCAGAAATTGTGTATGACCATGTGCCACCACGGATAGGTGTACTAGTCCATTCTAATTCCCAGTAACCTATAAATCCACCGTGACCACCTACGTTTCCATTGACACGAGCATATTTATCATCTACTGGAGGTGAGGTTGCGGCTGGAAATACAACAAAGTTGTAAGCAGTCGTAAATTCAAAATAAACAGTTCCAGTACGTGTCGTGTCTAGATATGGCATGTCATCTCATTATATTGAAGTAAAGCCAGTATGCACCATAGCCCATCAAGAACACAGTAAACATAAGTGAAGCCAAGCAAATAAAACTGATGACCAGAGGTAATACACCAACTGCTAATATTCGGTTGATAAGTCCTTTTCCCATAGGGTGACTATACGGTAATAATTGCTAGTTGACAAATAATATTTTTGTACGATTGACAAAGATATATAAACTTGATATCATAAGCACACCACGAAAGTAGGGGAAGAAGAATATGGTAGAAGTTGGCGTTGTCATTAAGTGGCACACCGGTACGCTGAAGGGTAAGTACTCATACCCATACATTGATGTTCCAAGCATTGACGACAAGTATGTACTTGCCGAGTTATCCGAGATTATTCCGGGCAAACTTGGAGTTGACTGGGATGTGGTTTCCAAGGAAGAGTTGCGCTCAAACCACTTCAACAATGCTGGTGAGTTTACACAAGATTACTTAGCAGATAGAGCATACGCACGTCAGCGATGGCAAATTGCTCAAGTGGAGAAGTATTCATGAACGATGTACTAGGCTACGAACAAGAGCCGTTTATTGTTGATGTCGAGACGGGTGAAGTTGTCAGTATCCGCCCTAACTGGTTGCCAGAGATTCTTACAACTGCTGCCGATATCGAGATGTTCATGGACAAGTTGTCCATTGAAGAAGCAAAGATTGAAGCACTTGTAGCACGACGCAAGCAAATCTTAGAGAACTTGGACGGCATGATTAACCGGCACACCAAGAAGCGTGACTACCTCATGACTCGTTACGGCTCACAACTCCGTGATGTTGCCTTAAGGAACCTTCCACGTGACCGTAAGACATATGAAACACCATTCGGCTCAGTGACTTTCCGTAAAACTCAGCCTAAAATCATTGTCAAGGACACAGAAAAAGCCATTGATACGGTTTCTGTTGTTTGTCCAGAAGCAGTCAAGGTAGAACGGTCAATCTTGGTTTCCAAGTTGTCTGATGAAATCAAGACAGAACTTCTTACGGATGAATCACGCAGAGAAGAACTTGGCTTTGACGTTGAGCCGGAAAAAGACTGCATCAAACTAAACATCATGCAGTGGAAAGTCGAACTATGAGTACAGAAGAAAAACAACCAACGCCTCCTAAGTTCCAGAAGGTTATAAAGAAATCGGTAGCCACTCCAGAACCTATCAAAACAGTTCTACCGGGTGCACTACCAGTTCAGATTGAACTTGGCGCAGATGCCTCCATGCCTACAAAGGCAACCACTGGTTCAGCCGGATTTGATGTGAAAGCATCCGAACGCAAACTTATCCATGCTGGTACGGCAAAACTTGTCAAGACCGGCATTAAGTTGGCTATCCCAGCCGGTTATGAAGCACAAGTCCGCTCACGTAGCGGTATGTCGCTCAACCACAACGTCATTGTGTTGAATGCGCCGGGGACGATTGACTCTGACTATCGTGGAGAAGTCGGTGTTATCCTTATGAATGTCGGCAAGCAAGACTATGAAGTAGAAGTTGGCGAGAAGATTGCACAACTTGTATTTGCCAAGGTTGCAGACATCGAGTTCAAAGAAGCGGTCATTGCATCTGACACAGTACGTGGTGAAGGCGGTTTCGGTAGTACGGGAGCATAAGTATGCCTAAGGTCTTGAATGTCGGCACTGCTGATATAGAAATCAGTCAACTCAAGCATCATCCTAAGAATGCCAACGTTGGAAACGTTGATGCCATCAAGGAGTCACTTGCCACTAACGGTTTCTTTGGACGTGTACTGGTCAATAAGAACACCATGCACATCCTTGCTGGAAACCACCGTGTCAAAGCAGCGAGAGAACTTGGCTGGAAGACTGTACCAGTAGAGTTTGTGGATGTAGATGCAGAAGCAGAACTCCGCATCCTACTTGTTGACAACAAGACAGCCAGAATGGGTGTTGACGACGACGAGAAACTCTTGGAGATTCTGGAAGAACTCAACACCTTCGAAAGTGGACTATCCGGAACCGGATACAACGAAGACGACTTGTCTTTTCTTCATGAAATTATCAGTGGTGAAGACGAACCACTTGAACGAAACTCTCGTGTATCTGAAGAAGAAGAAGAAGAGTACGACGCTCGTGATACCCCTTGGCACTTCATGCATACGAAGTTTCCATCCGATAACGATTACGGAATCCCCTTACTTGACTTGAACCAACAAGCACGTTCAGTTATGACACCTATCATCACTTGGGGAGCCATTAGCCGTAAGAAGCAATTTGGTGGTACGTACAACATGTACACCGAAGACAGACGATGGGAAAACCTTTGGAAAGACCCAACACCTATCGTCAAGTCTGGCTGTACTGCTGTGACTGAGTTGAACTACTCAACAAACAACGACTACGCTGACATACAAGTACTCTACGATATTTATCGCAAACGTTGGCTTTCGAGATATTGGCAGTCGTATGGTATCCAGATTTATGTTGACCTCAACATCGCAAATGAACATTTCGATAAGGCTCTTATTGGAGTGCCACAAGGATGGGGAGCATACGCAAGCCGATTCAACGTTATGTTTGACCGTGGAACGGACGTGATGGAGTATCAGTTGGCTGTCGCCAAAGAACGAGCCGGAACAACACCACTCCTTGTCCTACTCATTGGTGGTGGCAACAAAGCAAAAGATTACTGCCGCAAGAACGGATATGTCTGGGCACCAGAACAGATTGAAGTCAATACCGGCAAGACAAAGAACGCCATCTTGATTGGCGATGAGGAACGAGAGAATGTTTGACGAGTCGAAGATTATCCCTAAGCACTACAACGACGTAAAGTCAGATATTTCAGCACGTTCTGTTTATACGAACTGGAAACTAAACGGCGACCTATCAATGGTGGTCAAGTACATCAAGAGAGCCGGAAAGAAGCCGGGTGAAGATGTATCCAGTGACTTGTACAAGTGCCTCTGGTATCTAGTTGCAACTCTTACAAATGATGAAGAGATTGCCGGAAAAGTCGTGAAGTACTGCGGTGAACTACAGTCTACTTGTCAAAAGCCGACTTCCGACGAACAGAGCGAATAGCACTGTCGCAGTGCATCTCAAACGTAACAGCCCATGTGCGGATTACATGGGCTACTAATTCAGTCTGGTAGTCATCCACCAACATCGAGTAAATCATCTCGTCTTCGTTGTTCTTTTTGATGACTATCTTTACTTCTGCTCTTGTGCCGAGCGGAATCCAAGTAACAAGTACTGAGTAGTCATCGACTACCCGCTTACTTGCAGATGCAGTACCACGGAAGGCACTGCCCATAATGCTGTCTTTCAAGCAAGGTGCTATGACCTCCTTGAACTTGTCTGATAGTTCGATGGTCAACATATTGTTGACATTCTAGCACCTAAGACATCACTGTGTGAACAAATAGGTCGTATAAGCCTCCAGAATGCCCAAATAGACGACTTTGGAGGCTAAACGATAAGTATGTCACTTCTTTAGTTTGTCTTGCGCCCTGAGTTCAATCTCATTATTGAGACGACGGAGCGTGTCTCGGCGAGAAGTTTCACTTTCCAACTTCTTCATAAGTTGATTAGTGTTTCCACCACGACGCTGGAGACGACGAACAGCAAGTTGGTCTTGCGGTCGAAATGTACCAGATGCTAAGCGGTTAGTAATGTCACGTGCTTTTAGTAAGTCCGTTGTGCTTACCTTACTGAACATCTGACGTTGTTTCGGGATTATAGGCTCCGGCTTAGGAGCACGTTCTGCAAGGTTTGCTTCAGCACGTGCCCTAGAACCGCCAGATGTAGGTGTTCCGCCCATGATGTTATCTGTTTATGCCACGAGCACGGTTACTCGCTGCATTCCCACCCGGAGCCATACGTCCATAAGTTTGACCAGCCGTTCCACCAAGGCTTGCACGACGTTCAATCTCGCCAAGTTCACGTCGGATACCACCAGAGCGTGATGGAGAAAGAGCTGCACTAAGTGCACCACCAAATGCAGTATTGGAGACACGTTTGCGAACTTTACTGACTACATCAGCACGTTCGGCAGTCAATCGCTGTACAGTCTCTGCATTTCGATTTCTCTTTGCTGCACTAATTTGACCAGTCAGACTAGCAATCTGAAAGATGCGCTCTCTGTCTGCTTGACGCAAACCACCAGTTTCAGTCCTCAGTGGACCAATAAGTGAGTCACCCATAATACACCTCTAAAAGTTGACCGTAAGCACCCCACCAAAAGTGCCTAGTTCCGACCAGTTTCGCTTCTTACGGAAGTATCCGTCACCGTCACGCTCAACAGCATATGCATCAGAAGGCTCAGGTGAAGTGTTACCTTCTACAGTCCATACACCCCAAGGGTGAACAGACTGAATGACACCTATGTGACCTATACGACCGAGTGGTTTGATGTAGAACAACACAAAGTCACCGGGAAGCACATGTCCAGTCTTATTTGCAACGCTTGCCTTAGCATCAGCAACCGATATCCAGCAACCGTTTTCCTTAGCCCAGTTTGCCCAGTCTGGCGTGTATCCACTACGTGGAAAAGTTGTGTCGTAAGTTGTTCCAAGAGCCGTAGCCGCTTGTTTCATCCTAAACCGAACAACTGCTGCACACCAAGGACTACCGGGTGGGATTGGTGGTTTACATGATGCTTGATAGGCTTCAACAGCCTCACCACGGTTGATACCAACCTCCGTAACACCTATGTTGGCAACAGCCAACTCAAGTGCCTTTAGGGCTATAGGACGATTAGTAGGTCGCATATACAAACCTTACTTGATTACAGAACACTTGCCCAATTACTTTTTGGGCAGATTTTTGATAACTTCAACAACAACAAACTCTAGGATTTCGTTGTCTGATGGAGTGCCCTTCTCTTTGTCTTTGATGCGGTTTGCAATAGTCTTTGTCAGCGTCTTGCCAAACTGAGGCTCTAAGGCTTTGAGCGCACTTGATATAGCAATATCTTCAGCAAGAGATACAAGTGCTTTATCCACACCTTTGATAAGGTTACGCTCTTCAATGCCAAACCATCGTTTTAACTTAGAACTAAACCAAGACATACTAACCACCTCCGATAGTCACAGCCGGACCTATCCTTACTCCACGGTAACGTGCTTCACGAACTTTAGGTCTACTAGATGCTTCAAAGACAAACTTGATTTGTGGTATCGCTATGATTCTGTAGTCTGAGTATTCAGTTTCATATTCCCATGTACTTGTATACAAGTTATGTATACGGACGACATCACCTATCCAAAGCGGTCTATCATCTGAGTCACGTATAAGAAAGTCTGATGTCCATTCAACCAAGTCACGACCCGGCGTTAATCTATCAACAAGAACTTCGAGTGCCCTTAGTGCTGCCTCATCTGTCGTAATTGACTCATTGATATGCACAACACTACAGATGCGCCCACGCCAGTTTCTGGGGCGAAGTGCTGGTACGGTAGTCGGGTTTTGACTATCTGTGTCGTTATAACTTTTGTATATCAGTCTGTCTGTTCGTGGGTCACGACCGATGACTTGTATGTGGTTTGCTTCTGCCGCTTCGTAATGACGTGATAGTTCACGTATAGTCCTCTTACTCGTAAGCGTTTTTGGAACAAGTGCATTAGTCGCCGCAAAATTGGCTTCGTACAAATTCATTTGCACTGTATTTGATAACACAGACGGACTTATAAAGCAGTACTTATAACCAGTTGACGTAGGGAACCAACCACGTGTATATGTTTGAGCATAATCACTCCAAAGTTGGTTTAGCCACTTAGCAACTGTGTCACCACGCTCTGGAGCCAAACTCCATTTACCCGTCGAAATGATAGGCGAGTATGGCAACTGGAAAGCTGGAATGTTGATGTACCAATCAGAAGAGTTGTACCCACATATAGTCAATAGGTCTTTGACTGCGTAATCTAATTCAAGTCCATCATAAGGAACTGAGTCGATAAGCATCATCAACTCAAACTCACGTGACCTATCTTTACCTTGAAAAGACATAGATGGATACTCAAGTGCCACATCACCCTTCTCATAAGAAATCTCTGGAGAGTCTAACGTGCCACGGCATATATCTAGGTATGTACCATTACCTTTTCTGATAGCAATCCTAAATGGTCTATCAGATTGGTACAGACTATTTTCAACAGCGGCATCGTTGTAAAGTAAGCCATATCTAGTGTCAAACTTGACAGTTTGTGTTCCATCTTCATCTACGGAACACTCAAGGCTTTGAACATAGTTAGTGATGTCTATAGAGCCGTTATAGGTGTTAACTACTGTAGGTGTTGAGTACAAGTCAATTGCATACACACCCCAAGTGGCATTTCCATCACCAGTAAGTTCTGCTTGTGCCCTTACATCATCAACGGGGATGAGTGGGTTCCAAGCAGTCAAATCCTCCTTGACTACACTCATGTTTGAAACAATAGTTGCCGAGTTTGGACCTATGCGGTCAGCACCAGCCGACCAACCAGTGAACGTAGTGCCAATTGGAGGCACTGCACGTAAGGTTGTGTTACCACCACGAACTATCCCAGATGTTTCAAACTTACACTTAGCAACTTGCACCATAGGATGAAAAGGTGCTGGTACATTCCACCAGAACTTTGAACTTGGTGTAATGTCGTTAGTATTTGGGTCACCTACATCTGGGTCAAGGTCGTCAAATGTGTGAGCAAAGTTAGTTCCGTAATTGCTAAGTACTAGTAGTTCACGTTTACGACAAGGAAGCAATACAAGGTTTACATATGTATTTGCTGGCGACATTGAGTACAACTTCATGCCACCGGGACGCATGCCACCCTTTGTGGAGTCGTACTTCTCTAGTTTTTGTCCACCTTTGTAAACAACTATTGCGCCACCAGCCATGACGTCAAGTCTGACTTCGGTGGGTTGACCATAATTCCATCCACATTGGAAGGCTACGGTTTCATTTGCCTTCTTTGTTCCCGACATGAAGAATGACACATACATCGGCTGATTAGACGGAAGTACTTCACTGAGTTGACAGACTGCATTTACACCCTCAGATGCTATGTAGTAATCAGTAGGATGTAATAACTTGACTTCTTTCCACTTAGTTGGGTCAGTAAGTGTGTCGTAGTCAGTTAGGCGTTTACGGGCATAATTACCAGCACCACTTGTAATCCATGTAGGAGTAAGTGGCAAAGGAGCAAGCATTGCAGTGCCGGTTACGGCATCTACAAATATGCCATCAGTAGACTTTTCCCTACTCCACGTAGAGCCTTCACCAGAAACGCAGTACCTAGGTACAGACACACGTTTCTCTGGTACATCAATCTCAATCTTTACTGGCCAATCTGTAGCCATTTATTATCTCCGGAGCGGGTTGTTGACGTCACCCTTGCGTGACTGTTCATACATGAAAGCACGTAAACCTTGTTCTATCAAGGTTGGTGCTGTTCTTAGTCCCGGTGAGTTTATACGTGCACCACCCTTAAGTTCGGTTGCCGTAACACCAAGTTTAGCCAACTCTCCACCACCAAGAGTTTGAGTGCGAAGTTTAAGTTCATCGGCAGTTTTCTTGGTGTTATCTGAGATTTCCTTTAGCGTGTCTAGTGATTTGTTGCCGCCACCAATTGCTCCAGTCGGCTGAACTGGACGACCACCGTAATTCAAGTCAGGTGGAAGGTTTGGCAGTGCTTGCATGTTTTGTGCTATGCGACCATAAATGTCGTTAGCCTTTGTGCCAACACTACCAAATGCCGCGCCAATATTTGCTAATTCAGGAACACTGCCAATGGCACCAGTAATGCCAGAGACAAAGTCTTTACCAAGAGTACCAGCAGCACGTTGTCTTTCAAGGTCAGCAAATGCGGCCTTTGTTTTATCCTCACGACCAACTGCATCTGCCGCCGCTTGACCTATACCAGCAACTGGTGCTGCAATTCCCATGACAGTTGCACCAGCAATACCAGTTACCCCTAACCCATAATTGCCAATCGCACCGGTTATGTCGCCTTCTTTAAGTGCTTTCGTACCTTCTGCAAATCTTTTTAACGACCACATCAATACTTGGAAGGTTTGCACAAAAGGTGTCAAGAATGATTTCATACTATCGAACGCTTCTTTGAAGACTAATCCAACATATTTAACCCAATAAATGAGTTCATTAGCCCACTTAGGACCTTGCTGCCCAAGGTAATTAAATAATGCTGTAGCACCATCCTTTAGTGCTGTATAGATAACCGGTATTTGATGTACTGCCGCGATAATGTAACTAGATATACGTGCTGCTGCTTCTCTAAAGTTATCAACAAGCGACTTTGTGTCTACAAAGCCAAAGATGCTTGCCATCGCCTCTTGTATGACACCACTCTGACCAATGGAGTAAAACACCTCACCTATGGCAGTAGATACCTGCCTAATAATTTCTATAAGGTTTTGCATACCCGGCTGAGCGGCGGTAAACATCGCAGCAAGACCTTGACCAACCGGACGTGTAGCCTCAGCCAAATCGTCCATGACGTTTTCAAGGCTTGTACTAACACCAGCAGAAACACTTGGTAGTTTGAGGAGTTCGTTGTTAATCATGTCAACAACATCAAAGACTGATTTCCCAGTCTGCTCCATTAACTTAGAAATTTCTTCACCCTTGGCACTACCAAATGCTTTCAAGAGAACCATGCGAATCTGAGGAACACGCTCGGACAACTGACGGATTTCGTCACCTTCCAACTTACCGGCTGTAACAATCTGCTGAAGTGCAAGCATCGCACCCTTGAAGTCTGCTTTACCCTTACCGACCGCGGCAAGCGCACGGGCAAATCCCATAATAGACTTTTCTGCGTTCTGAGCATCAAGTCCAGCGGCACGAAGACCAGTTGTAGCCTGAATGACTTCGGGGAGAGCAAGACCCGGAAGTTTAGCGAGTTGCCTCAAACGCCCCAATGTTTCGGTTAGGGATTTAGCATTGTCTTCGTAAGCCGCAAGTCCACGTATTTGTTGTTCATATGATACATACTGTGCAAATTGCTGTTGAAGAAACATAGCTGTCAGATTTGTTGCCGCTTTTGCTGCTTCCAATCCAACACTAATAATTCCACCAGCGACATTGCCTAGGACTTGAAGTACTTCACCGGCTACATTTACTATAGTGCCTAAGATTCCAGCAAATGCCTGAAGACCACCACCCACAAGTCCAAGTATCGCACTATTTACAACACCAAGTACACCAAGAACACTGCTGGCTATGCCTCCGAGTTTGCCAAATCCGCCAACTGCTGATGATAATCCCTTAGTAACAGTACTTCCGATTTGACCTAGCGCACCTAGTCCTTGACCCAACTTGCCTATCAGCGATATTGGATTAGCGGAAATCTTACCCATATTTGCAATGGCACCTGATACTTGATTAATACCAGTAGACAAACTGCTATATGCGCCACCACCACCACCGCCTCCACCACCAGAAGTACCACCACCGCTTCCTCCACCACCAACTCGTCCGGATATGGAAAGTTTAGGCATGGCTGCGGCACTGCTAAATGTCTTCTGGAGATTCTGAATAGCGGCGGCGGCTTTGTTTGCTTGGGCTTCGAGCTTGGCAAGGTCTTGCTCGGTACGACGAATGTTCGTACCTTTGACTTTAATCTCAAGCTCACGTAATGTCATTTTGCACCCAACGCCCTTGCTGTTATCATTGCTAGTTCTTCTTCACGTTTATCTAGCATTTGACCTATATAGACTAACTCGCTTAATCTATCAAAATCTAGGTCAGTCTCCGCCGGGTGCCTATGCAAGTACTTTACGGAGTAGTACAAAGCAAGTTGTGCTACTCCGCTGAGTCGTTTCCCACTTCTTTCCTACCCGTAATATCGTCTTGCGGGAAGGCTGTTCCGTATTGAGCAAGCATGTAGAAGAACAAGTCGCTATTCTCACGGGCTATATTTGCGATAGAACGCCAAGGACTAATTGCCTGACCGTTATCTGTTTCATCTGGAACATATGTTCTACCCATCACAAGAATGGACTGAAGCATTGGTTCCTTGAACTCAGGAAACTGAATCTTTGCATCACGCAACTCGTTAGCATCTGGAAAGATATCCGCTGCTTTAGGAGCACGAAATGTAAGTGTTCCTTCTCCATCAAACTCCGATAAATCAATGACCAAGTTAGGCTGTACAGCCTTTGGCTTTACTGTTTTAAGACTCTGTAATCCCATAGTATTCCTTAGATAAAGCCACCAAGTCCAGCGACACCATAAGTGCCCAATGCAATAGTGACTGTTTCAGTGAGGATACCATCTAGGTCTTGCGATAGCGAAACCTCACTTATTACGCCTTCGTCTTGCCAGTTTGTTTCAGTACCAAGGTAGGGTATAGTTGCTGTCACTTTACAGTATCTATAAAGTTGCTCTTGAAATGCTAAACCAGTTGTATTGTCAACGTAGATATCAATCTCTACAGTTCCACTCTGGCGAGTGAAATATAGCTTTTCTTCAACATCAGCGATACATGCCAAGTCAAGAGACGCTAACTTGACTTGTCTTTTATAAGACCTAGCAAGACAGTTAATGCTTTGATTAGGTATCGTAACATATGTTGGCAAACCGTCTTGATAACCGTCAGATAACTGTATAGATATGACGATATTATTTGCTGTTATAGCAGACATTACACTCCGCCGAAGCTTGTAATTCCAGTGACTCCAAGGATGATTGTGACCGTCTCAGAAATGTATCCGTCAACCTCAGCAGTGATACCAGCAGAAGTGATGACGCCAAAGTCTGTGTATGTTGCAGGTCCAACGTCAGCAGTCACTTTAACGTAGAAGCCTTCTTTATCAAAGAACATAGCCGCTGTTCCAACTGGGAGCAACAGCTCCATCTCAATGGTACCTGACTTACGAGTTGGGCTAACCTTCATTTCAGTGTCGCAGAATGCACCGGCTTCTACAGTACCAATCTCAAGGGAGCGGCTGTATGTACGAGCAAGGCATCGCTTTTCAACGACAGTGCCAACTGCGGTCGATGGGTCACCGGGAGTTGTTCCACTACCTTGCGAGTTTGCACCAAGATAGATGCCAACACTAATATTCTGTGCTGTTTGGATTTGTGCTGATGGCATTATATTCTCCTATTACGCTACTGCATCGTGGAACGAGTCAATGCCGCTCACACCAAGAGTAATCGTGACGTTCTCTGTGACAATGCCATCAACTTCTGAACCTACAGAAGCGGCAGTAATCAAACCAAAGTCTAAGATGGTTGTGGACGAGTTGATGACAGCCTGAACTGAAACGTAGTAGCCGATTGAACCTTGGAAGATTGGGTATGAACCAGTTGTTGGTACAAGCACTTCCATTTCAATGGTTCCGGACTTACGGGTCGTAGCCATTTTCATTTCCGTATCGCAGAAAGCACCAGCCTCAACTGTTCCGATTTCTGTCGAACGTGTATAAGAACGAGCAAGGCAGTTCAACTGGGTAGCCGGACTATCAGCACTTGTACCAATAGCCGTTCCAGCCTGAGCATCTGCTCCGATTTTGTAAACAATGCTAATGTTGTTAGCACGTGTAACTTGTGCTGAAGGCATCCTACACTCCTATTTCAACCGTGACCATCGTTTGGTACGTTGCTGTAATTCCGTAATCAGTAATACCACTTGACGGGTCAGGCATGATGACATCACTACCATCCCGCCTAATCCAAAAGTGTGGAGTAGTAAATGACTGCTTGTTGTCTATCAGTTCATCAACCCTATCCATAATTGGTTTTATCCGAGCGTAGGACACACTTCCACTTTGTCTATCCCAAGCAGTTATCCTTATAGATGGACTAGCCAAGAAGCGTGTTCCACAGAGTGACCGCTCATCAACACCACCATCTGCAAGAGACACTATGACGAAGGGGGCAAGTGGGCTTTTCCCACTTATAGGGTCAACTTGTGGTGCCATATCGGTGTAGACACCTTGTTGATAACCTCTTACCTTTGACGTACCAGCAATCAAATCTTGTAAAACACTATCCTCAGATAATGTCTGATAAATCCAAGATATAACGTCAACCCATTCGATAGCCATTAGAGTCTATTCAAAGTCCTAGTCACATGGTAAGACACACGAGTAAATGCTGGTGCCATAAATGGTTGTGCTGGTTGATGTGGTGTGCCAAGTTCAACCATTGGAGCGTATGACAAACGTGTGTACACTGCCGCTTCTATAGCATCTGGATTAGCAACAGATGAACTAACCTTGATAGAGTTCTTTAGTTTGCCAGACGCAACCGGAGCCTTCTGCTGTGCAACAGATTGCCCAATCTTACATGCTTCATAAGGCAAGCGTTCCAGTGTTCGGAACATAGCCTTCAGTTGCCTATCTTTTACTCTTGACATAGTGAAATCATACGTCTTTTGTTGTCAGTAAATAAACAACTAATCTGTGTCTTCAACCTTAGCCTTTAGCATATCCACGCAGTATCTTGCATCGTTGACATGAGCCATAGCCTGAAGCAAGTCTTGGTACAACTGCTCAGTGTCTTGGTTACCGTACTCAAACTCACGACGTGATGCTAAACGCTGCATCTCACGGATAGTCAAAGTAAGACTAGTATCAGCCGCCGTCATGACCAACAGTATCGCCGTTGATAAGTTGTTTACGCCGTCTTTCATAGGTTGCTTACCACTAGTTTCATTGGACCGTACAAGACCGTGTCAGAGCCACCATTGTTACGTACAACATAGATGTTATACGAACCGGGCGTATTGGTAACAGTCGTATCTAAAGTAAAGGTCAACTCACCATTTGACTGATACTGGATGACTGTTGGATAGGATTCAACAAGGTTATTGAGCGAGTAGACTTCTACTGTACATGCTGCTGTTCCGATAGGCACTGGTTTATTGTGTACATCCACCATCTGTAGTTTGACGGTAATTGACGAACCTTTGATTACATCGAGTATTCCGTTTGCGCCCATCTGGTCAGATATGAGCTTGTATCCAGTGGTTGTTACGAACGTATAGTTGCGTAGGTCAATAGTTATGACCGCACCATTAGTACCAGACGCTCCTCTAACAACAACAGTACAGTCGTCAGCACCACCAACAAGTGCTTCGTCAGGTATGTCTAGACGATATACACCGGGCATTCCAACTGGGTCTACTTCAGCAAACCCACCAGCAACCCACGGCTGAGTTATCGTACGGGCTACCAGCGGGATTGATACGCTTGCTGTGCGTGTACGGTTGTAGCGGGCTGATAGACCAGAGGTAGAGGCGGTTAGACCGGTAGCACCGAGATAGAGTTCGATGGATTGGGAGGTGCTTCCGGGAGCGATTGTGATGGTTGAGGCGTTGCGTTCTGTTGGAGTGTAAAAAGATGCTCCTACGATAGTTTGTCTTGCCAACGCTCCAATATCAGTCCCTGATGTCCAGTTATACCCATATTGGTCTGTAGTAGGCGCACCAGATGATGTGCCAGCACCAATCAATGGACTATTGAGATAAGGACTAAAGAATGCAGTTGGAATAGCAGCGGTCAACATTGTTGCCCCTAAATCTAGTCCTGTTAAACCTGTTCGTGAATTGACACCAACATCAACTCCGCTTCTTGTGATGGTTGATGCAATCCGATTGTAGTCTTCAATAAGTCTGCCGGTTGCATTAGATGCAAGTGATGTTCCACCGTAAATCTGAAATAAAACGCAGTTTCGTATATTTGATGGATTTGTTGTATTCGACGACCGAACACTAACACCTAGGTCTTGATGTAAAAATACAGAGTTATAGATTGAGACTCCGTTACCAACTGTAATGGTGTTATACGTTGGACCATCAACTATTATGCCATTGTTGCACAAGAACAAGCAATCGGTTACCGATGTATTAAAGTTATAAGCCGAACCTGTTGTTTGACCTTCAATATATAATCCAACATCGCCATAAAAAATACATTTACTTATTGTTGAATCTAGAGGATTATTAGCAGATGTAGCTAATCGCACAATCCCTCTAGCACCACCACTTTGCGCAGACCACGTTGAAAACACGCAGTTTTGCAATGTTATATTTCTTGCACTTGTAAATTGCGTATAACCATTACCAACTATATGCACATTTTGTAACGTCACATAAGTTTTAGCGCAGGTTAATATATTCCCAAATGTCGGAACAACATTGTCTGATGCAAAATTTGTCATCAAAACAATGTTTGGAGTTACTCCAGAAAATTGTGATGCGACAGGGTCTCCAGAGATTACGAGCGTTTGACTAACTGATGGCGTAACCGTCACTGTAGGAGATTCTCGGTAGATACCGGGCGCAATATATAAATAATTCGCACCACTCGTTAAAACCATATTGGCTAATGCATAAGTAATAGTTTGCCACGCCTGATTTGCAGCTGAACCAGTGCCTGCGTTGGCATTATTGCCGTCTGTCCTAACGTAATAAGTCGCCATTATTCGGCATCTCCACTAATAATCTGTTGAGCCATAATCACTGCGAACTGTTGCACGATGCCATACTGAAACTGCTCATCCTGCATCACCCACCAGACGTTGACCGATGTTCCATCATGTCCAAACGCTCCAAGGATGTTTCCAGCATCGTCTTCAATGTCACCAAATACACGCCAATCAGTAGACGGTGCAGGTTCCTTTTCAATGCGGAAGTTTTGCAGGTTCATTTGCCCACCTTCAAAGCACTTGCCTGAACACCCTTGAAAGGCATCGTGAGGAACGCCAGCACACTAGACACCGCAGCGGAGACTCCAGCCGCTACAGCCTTGCTCCCATATACCGCCATCACTGCTCCGTAGACCGTAGTATTCATTACCGTCTCCTAACCCTTAGCATCATAGGTCCATGTATAGCAGTATCAGCACCGCCATTATTGCGCCTTGCGTATACCTTGTAATCGCCAGCCGTAGTAGTCACTACAGTATCGAGAATAAACGTCATCTCACCGTTTGACTCATACTGAATTGTCGGCGTATAGGTAGATATAAGGTTCCCAGATGAGTACACCTCTACGGTACACGTAGCGGCTCCTATAGGCACTGCTGTGTTGTACGTATCAACTATCTGCAACTTTACAGTTGTTGATGTACCTTGGATGATATCTAGTTCACCGTTTGCACCGAGTTGGTCAGATATCAACTTGTAGCCGGGAGTACTGATAAGCATAGATGCTTGGTCAAACTCTACGGTCACATATGCACCGTTAGTGCCAGATGCACCCTTGATAGTAAACGATGCTGTAGTAGTGTTGGCGGCTATCATCGCATTAGGAATATCGAACCTATAAAGTCCCGGCATCCTAACTGCATCTACTTCACAGAAGCCACCAGATACCCACGCTCCAGTTGGTGTCTGAGCAACCAGCGGTACGGTCACTGTAGCACTGTTGTTTCTGACGTAGTAGCAAACTAAGTTAGGCGTGTCGAATGATATGCCCGTAACACCTAGGAAGACATAAGTTGACTGACTTTGCGAACCGGGTGTAGTCCTGAATGTCGTTGTCTGTCGTTCTGATGGTATGTACTGTCCAATAGTAGATAGGTCAACTCTGTTAGCCATACCGACAGTTGGTGCGGAACCAGTTGGATATGCAGTGCCAAACGCATCTGTTGTGTATCTAAATCTACGATGCTGGATAGTTCCAGCAGTGGATGGAGTAAGACCAGTACAAGTGAAGGATGTAGTTCCGGTGACTGTTGCTACAGTGTATGTTTGCAGAGCAGTGATGTTGCCGAGTGTAGTCAAGAATTGAATCTTGTCACCAACAACATAGACGTTTCCACCAAGCGGAATTTCGGCAGAACCAGCAGTGATTCCAACAGATAGAGAGTTTGGAGTGCCGGATGAGATGAGGTTACTACCAAGGCGTGGTGCATACCAGTCGTTTACACCAAGACCAAATAGTCGTTCCATACCGTGAGATAGTGTTGGGTTACATATAACATTATTACTACCTACCGCTGTATTGAGTGCTACATTTGCGTAACCACTTTGAATCATACTTGATTTGTTGTAATCCGCATAAATAGCATTAGCGATATTTGCTTGACAGTAGTTAAATGTAATCTGTTGTGCGTAGTTGTTGTAGTATTTTGCTTGCAATGTTGCATCAGTTACACCGGACACTTCTAAGCACCTGTGTACTTGGTGAAACGTATTATTAAATACAAGCGTATTTGCAGGAGTATATCCAGTTAAGAATATTGCCCCGTTTCCAGCACCATTTGCGTTTCCACCACCGGTGAAATAATTGTTGGCAATGACTGTATTTGACTCTATTGCTGATGAGCCAGCATGAGTAACTTGTAATATCACACTACCTACAGCCGTCCTGCATAAGACTATGTTGTCAGTGAAAATAAAATTTAATGCCACATTGTTTGGGCTGCCGATAGTGCCAACATTACTCCAACAAATAAATGCACATTGGTCTACAATCCAGTTTGTACAAGTAGTTGCACTAAAACCGGTGTTCCAGTTTTCAAACAACAACTTACGAAAAGTTAAAAAGTTCTTTGATGTAGCAGTAAGAGCAGTTCCACTATAGTTAACTTGTGCGTTATCAGCCGCCGTAGATGTAATACGGACTACACCCGGTGTGATGTCGCTAAACTGAGTACACGTAGGGTCACCAAGTATGTTTGTCTGAACAGTAGCCGAAATCATAGCGACAGTCAACGTCTCGTTGTATCGACCCGGTGCAATGTAAACCGTATCACCGGACGAGATACCAGCCGCTCCTAGTGCCTTCTGTATAGTCTGCCAAGCCTGAAGCCGACCGGGTCCTAAACCAGTGTTAGCATCACTACCATCGTTACGGACATAGTATGTAGGCATTACAGTCTCCTAACCTTCAAAGCAAGCGGTCCATAAACAACACTATCTGAAGCACCAGCAGAGCGTACACAGTAAACATTGTAGTCGCCAGCAGTAGCCGTTACAGTGCTTGTAAGAACAAACGACAACTCACCGTTACCAGCATACTGAACAACCGGCGTATATGTTGCTACTAAGTTGTTGTTGCTATTGTAGACTTGCACAGAACATGTTGCAGTACCAATATTGACTGGAACATCATACATATCCAACAACTGAATCTTAGTGGTTACCGTAGAGTTCTGATTGAGTTCAAGAATGCCGTTGTTTCCACTGTCTTCTGAGTACAACTTAAACTCATTGGTTGATACTAGTGATGATGTTGCTGGATTCTCGATGTTGACGTTTACGAATGCACCATTGAAAGCGTTAGCACCACGTAGCATGATAGACGCTGATTTAGCACCAGCAAGCATCACGTCGTTAGGGATGTCGAACTTATAAACACCGGGCATTGTTGTTGATGACACTTCGAACAAGCCACCAGATACCCAAGTAGAAGCGTTACCAGCAACTAGTGGGACGTATACGGTAGCACCATTGTCACGAGCGTAGTAGCACGTCAAGTTAGGCGTTTGATAGTTTACGCCAGTGGAACCTAGGTAGACGTGTACTGAGACTCCAGTGGAGCCTGATGTGACTGTGATTGTTTGGATTGCTCTGTCTAGAGGTACGTAGCCAGCAGTTGATGGGATAGTAGATACTTGCCTGTTATCCATATATCCAATAGTCGGATTTGCTTGATTCCAAATATTGTTACTGAAATCATATGTAGGCGTACTGAAATTACCAAATGTTGTATTCGCACCAGCACCAATTATCGCAGAACCAAGTAAAGGTGTGTATGGTAAGTATTGATATACACTCTCCTTGTATCCTTCTTGTATATCAACTGGCATCGAGTTCAATGTTACGTTTCCAGTACCGGGTCCAAAACTGTTATTACTTAAAACAAATCCTGCATTATATGATTGCTGAACTTGATTACTAAAGTCATTTGTAAATGTGTTTGTGACCGGAACACTTAATATTAAACAGTTCGTAACCGTCATGGCTGGTCTACCACTCCATGCGTTGCAAGCAAAAATATAATTAGGTTGATTTCTGCCGGGGGCAAGTGTACAGTTCCAATAGTTTGACATATATGTGTTATTGGAATTGGCTTTACTTGCTTGAAGATGATAGAAATTTGTAACAGTACCACCAGAGTTAGTGTGTGATGCTCTATCTGCATTTATACATGCAGTCATAAAACATGATGCAAATAAAACAGTACAAGCAACAGGGTAGTTTGCATTATTGAAATATGCTGGAAATTCAAATAAAGAACAACGCCTAAACGAAACCGTCATAACTGGGCTTTCATTAATTTGTGTAAATGACGATTCCTTACAACCAGCATACACAACGCAATCATCAAAAAATACGGACGGACTACTAGTAAATGTCATCCACCCGTCAAATCTAAGATTCCTGAACGTATAGAATCCCTTTGAAGAAAGCGTCAATACTGCGCCAGATGGAGCAGTGGCGTCATTCGTCAAGTTATTACTTATTCTGACAACACCGGCAGTGAGACCCGTTCCCCACGCAACTTGAGTTAGTGATGCATCACCACGAACATCAATATTCAATGACTGCAATGTAATAGTCGGAGATACATTCTCTCGATACACACCCGGTGCAATCCAAACTGTATCTCCGCCAACTGCTACAGATAACGCTTTGTTGACAGTCCTAAATGCACCAGTGCCACTCGCATTAGTAGGTGCTAATCCTGTATTAGTATCGTTGCCATCAGGTCTTACATAATATGTAGGCATTAGAGATTATTTACCTTTACAGCAAGCGGTCCAAATACGGCTCTGTCGGTAGTACCACCAGCACGTATTGCATACACGTTGTAGTTACCAGCCGTATTCGTAACAGTGCCGTCAATCACAAAGGTTACCGCACCGTTTGACGCATACTGCACAGTCGGCGTGTACGAACCTATCAGCACGTTAGCAGAAGAGTAAACTTCAACGGACATCGTTGATGAACCAATGTTTACGGCAGTTCCGTTAGTATCTGCTATCTGACACTTGATTGTTGTTACTGTTCCTTTATTGACTGTAAGTACACCATCAGAACCAGCATATTCAGACAACAACTTGTACCCAGTTGTAGATAAGTAAGCCGACTGAGCCGGTTGCTTGATATTGATGTTGACATACGCTCCGTTGAACGCATTAGCACCACGCAGCATTATGGATGCAGTAGACGCACCAGAAGATATGACTTCGTTAGGTATGTCGAACTTGTATACACCGGGCATCGTTACGGCAGATACTTCGTAGAGGCTACCAGAGACCCATGTAGAGGCGTTACCAGCAACTAGCGGTATGTTTACCGATGTGCCGTTATTACGTGCGTAGTAACAAGTAAGGTTAGGTGTCTGGAAGGTTACTCCGGTGGAGCCTAGGTAGACGTGTACTGACTTGCCGGTTTCAGCCGCTGTGACCGTGACTGTTTGGATAGAACGGTCTAAAGGTACGTAGCCACCTGCTCCCGGTACAGTTGCTATAACCCTGTTATCCATATACCCAACAGTTGGGTTAAGTTGATTCCACAGATTGTTAGAAAAGTCAGTTGTTGGTGTTGTCCATGTTGTCGTACCAACTGTTACGGACTGTGTACCAGCACCTATGACTGGACTAGCCGGTAGTGGTGTATGTGGTACGTAGTTAAATACACCTTGACTGTATCCGTCATTTATGTCTATTGGTGCATATTGAAGTGTGACAGAGTTAGCACCAGATGCAACACTAGACCGGGTTATGTTGATACCGTAATTGTAATTCTCAACAATTCCTGAAGCCACAGACCTAAATGTAGCAGTAGTTGCAGTAGCAAGTATTAGGCAGTTGATTACTATGAAATTACCTGTCGTCCCACCAACGTTGTCATTCCATATGTACGAAGGAGTTGTGCGCCCCGGTAAAACAGTGCAGTTAAAGAAACGTACATGCGTAGTTCCCTGAGCACCTGCACCAGCCTCCATACTCCAATAAAAAGTACCAAGTACTGCTGGGCTTTCACAGACATAAAACAAGCAATCTACAAAAGACAGACGTTCATCAACACTTACATTTAACTGCGCACGACCAAATCTCATAGGCACGTTACTGAACGTACATCGAAGGAATTCTATATTCCAAACATACCGGTCACCCAGATTGCTATATCCAAAAAATTCAGTAAGTTGACCATTCCCAGCAAACTGACAATCAGTAAATCTATGTCCTGAACCACGAGTGTTATCAGTCGTATCCCAAAATGCTACACATCTAAATGAGCCATCTATGCGTATCTTTGAGAAGTCATAAAACCTTCTAAGTGTTGCATAGTTAGTACCTAAGTCTAATGTAACACCGGAAGGAGTTGATGAGTCGTTTGTTAGTTGGTTCGTAAGCCTAATCACACCAACGGTCAACCCAGAACCCCAAGGAACTTGAGTAAGCGTCGGGTCGCCTTTGACATATATGTAAGTGTTTTGAGCCGCAGTTGTAGGATAAACATTCTCCCTATACGTACCGGGAGCAATCCAAACCGTATCACCGCCAACCGCTACACTAAGTGCCTTGTTGACAGTCCTAAACGAACCAGTACCAGCGGCGTTAGTTGGAGCAGTGCCGACGTTTAGGTCGTTGCCGTCTGGTCTTACATAGTAAGTAGGCATACTAACCCTCCTGCGGTGGAACTGGGTTCAGGATAGCGTCAGCCATATGTTGAAGGAACATATCAACCCAGCCTGACTGCTTGTCCAATGGTTGTGTAGTAAAGAACTGAAACAACGAAGTACCTTGTGGCACTCCTTCAGCGTCTGGATTGTTGAATGTCCCTAAGATGTAGGCAGGGTCAGGATTTTGCGGGTCGTAAAACTCGCTGACAATATCTCCAAACACTTTCCAGTCGTTTGTTTCTGGTACGTGTTCTTTTCGGATGTTTGCGAAACTGTTATTGAGACCCATAGTAATTTAGTCTAACCTTATGGCGATAACACTTCAAGTTTCATACGACCAAAGACGTTTATCTCAGAACCTATCTGCCGTGAAATATTGATGGTGTACATACCAACAACATTAGTCACCGTAGCGTCTATAGCAAACGAGTATCTGCCGTCTTCAGCGTATTTAGCAGTACAAGGGTACGAGTCAACCAAGAAGCCAGCACTGTTGTAAGCATTAGCAGTAACGACTGTGCCTGTACCATCTACGCCTGTGCCGTACTGGTCAACCATCTTGAAGTCGATTGAGTGGATAGAACCCTTGAACAGTTTGAGGCGTTCGTCTGTGAGTACACCATCTGCTTGTACGGTAAATGGACCCATACGTACTTGTGAACCAAGGATAGGTGGTTCTTGAATAACAACAACTGCACCGTTAGTTCCTGATGCACCTCTAACCGTAACCACTGTCTGGGTGTATGCGGCAGATATTGCTGCGTTAGGTATGTCTAGTCGATACACGCCGGGTTGATTAGCCGCACTGACTTCTGCAAAACCTCCGGATACCCATGCGCCTGTTGTTGTTTGTGCTACTAGTGCAATAGATACTGGAGCGGCATCTTCCTTAGTGTAATAGGCTTGAAGACCGGCGGTTGTAGCAGTAAGACCTGTAGCACCTAAATATAGGTAGAGTGAGCGGGATGTTGAGCCAGCGGTGATACTGATTTGGGTAGTTTCATCTAAGTTAGGTAAGTATGTACCGATACCTGTGAGTGTTCTGTATTTTGCAACTCCAATATCAGGATTAGTGCCCCATGCTTGACCATACATATCGACAGTTGGTGCACCTGAAAGCAATCCAGCAAGAGCATTGGGGCTGTTAAATGTATTTCCAAATATCTGTACTGGACCATAGCCTTGAAGTAGGCTTTGACCAAAATCCAGACCAGACCATGATGCAACTGTTGTATTTGCACCTTGAGCCACATTTAGTCTATTATTAACACCGTAAACACGGTTAAAGTTTTCGGTTACACCTAAGTTTAGGTTAGATTGAAACGCATATGTGCCTGTTGCATAAATTAGACAATTGTAAATATTTATAACTCCTGAGCCTGAAATATGAGCCTGCGAAGTCCTAAATGGTGTTGAACCCATTAGTACACAGTTATAAATATTCACACCCGACAAAAGATAAGGATTGTATCCAGTATTTTGGTCTGTAAGAAAAATTGCGTTTTCACCTGTTAGGACACAATCACTTAAAGCAAAACCAACATTTTGTGCTGACCCTAAATTCCTATAGTTGTATTGAATCCCGTTCACTGTCCCAGTGAAAACACTTTGCTTGACAACTGTATTGAAGTTTGAATTGGTAGTACCGCTAAACGTAAATGCCGATGTTGTTGCCGATGTACTAAAACATAAACACCTTTCAACCGTTAAATTAGTACTAGTTGCTATGTTTAATCCACCAATAATTAAGTCTCTGAATGTCAGGTTATTCTTACTTGTTCCAGTAATAGCGTCGGATGTTGACACAGTGTTGTCATTAATCGCTGGGGTAATTCTAACTTCACCTGCCGATACACCAACAAACTGTGAAGCAGTTGGGTTACCGTAGATATTCGTCGCTGATGCGTACGTGCCACCAATCGTAACTGTTTCCCTATACGTACCCGGTGCTATCCACAACGTGTCCCCACTAGTTATGCCACTTGCACTTAGTGCTTTTGCTATAGTTCGCCACGCTGTAGATGCAGTTGAACCTAAGCCCGTATTAGCGTCGTTGCCATCCGGTCTTACATAATACGTAGCCATCAGTTAGCCCTCACCAAACATCTCAGCGGTCCAAACACAACTATATTCCCACCAACCTGACGTGTAACAGTCACCGTATAGTGACCACTATTATCCGTTACCGTCGTATCCAAGTTGAACGAACAACGACCATCTAACGCATAGGTTGGAGTACAAGTATACGTGTCTATCAACTGACTAGACGCATTGTAGATTTTAGCAGTAACACTAGCACCAGTAATATCTACACCACCACCGCTATTATCAACCAACTGAAGGTCTACAGGTGCTTGTACGCCTTTGAGTACTTCTAGTGGGTTGTCTGCACCCATATGGTTGGATATCAGTTTGTATGGACCCATGTAGATTTGACTGCCACGTTCCGGTGGGTCTTGGATGGTTACGACTGCACCGTTTGTTCCAGATGCTCCTCTGACGGTCACGACTGTTTGGTTGTATCCAGCGGATATAGCGGCATCTGGAATATCAAGTCTATAGATACCCGGCTGATTGATAGCACTGACTTCAGCAAATCCACCTGCTACCCATGCACCCGTTGGAGTCTGAGCGACTAGCGGTATTGATACTGGAATGCCGTCTTCTTTAGTGTAGTAGGCTTGTAATCCAGTTGTTGAAGTTGTTAAACCAGTAACGCCTAAGTAGACGTAGATTGAGCGTGATGTAGAACCCGCTTGCATAGACATAACAGAAGCGTTGCGTTCGGTTGGTTGGTAATAACTTGTGCCAGTCAACTGGATTGATGTAAGTGCGCCTGCATCTGGGTCGGCTCCACCGTTGAACCAAGTCTGTCCAAATAGGTCTGTTGTCAACGCTCCAGTCGGGTCACCGAAGCCTATGTTAAGACTTCCCGGTAAAGCACTAAACCACGTCTGCTTTGCTGACAAACCGAACAATTGAGACATTCCAATATCAACCATAACAGGACCAACCGTGACGGTATTTGCACCAGTCGCCACACTACTAAGACTAGCCGTGCAACCTATGATGCGATTGTAGTCTTGAATATTCACTGTTGATGAACGTCCAGCAATACCTGTACCACAGTTAGTAATGATGCAGTTTTGTACGTTAGTAGGGTATGTTGGATTACCACAATCAAAATTTATACCAATCACTGCTGATTGAATATAGCAGTTGTAGATATTGATTCCACCCGCTAGTAATCCTGCTCCTGTAGTTCGATAAAAACCTATTGCAGGAGTACTTGCAGTAACAGGGGAAGTGCCAACGAAAGCACAGTCTTGAATTGTATACCCTAGAGACCAATCAGATGTATGATTTCCACCTACATCGGCATATATACCAGTACCACCAGTCATAAAAATACATCGTCTTACTGTATTGTTTACAGTAATACCGGTATTGAATGAACTAACAATACCTTTTGATAATGTAAGGCTTGAACCAATAAATGCACAATTTTCAATAAGCCAATTAGTGCCAGCAAAGTTAGACAATATCGTTGCCGACCCATCAAAATACAAATAACTTATATTTATATAGTTTTTTCCACTACCAGAAATAATTGACCCAGATGGCGATGCAGTATCCGTTGTCAAGTAATTTGTGAGGCGGACAAGACCTTGTGGAACATTTGCAAACCGTGCTGCGGTCGGGTCTCCGATAATGTATGTAGCCGCTGTATACGTTCCACCTATCGTGATGTTTTCACGATACGTTCCCGGTGCGATGTAAACAGTATCGCCTGAACCAATACCAGTTGTACCAAGTGCCTTTTGAACTGTTCTCCACGCCTGAGCCGCACTGCTACCTAAACCCGTATTAGCGTCGTTCCCGTCAGGTCGAACATAGTAGGTAGCCATTAGTTAGCCCTCACTATCATCTTCATAGGTCCAAACACCACTATGTTGCCACCTATCGTCCTAGTCAACGTCACGTTATACACACCAGCCGTATTCGTTACACTAGTCGTCAACTGGAACGTACATCTACCATCAGCGGCGTATACAGGCACACAACTATACGTAGCAATCAACGAGCCTATAGCGTTGTACACCTTAGCCTCTACAGTCGCTCCTGAGATATCTACACCGTTTTCGTTAGCATCTACCAACTGAACAGATACAGGTGCTTGTACGCCTTGCACGATGTCTAATGGCTGGTCAGAACCTAGTCCATCAGCGATGACTTTGAAAGGTCCAATATGCACGATGTTTCCTGCTATGCCTTGCATATTACAAGTAACAACTGCACCGTTCGTCGTGTTAGCACCACCTACAAAGATGGTCACGTCATCAGCACCAAAGTCGAATGCGGCGTTAGGTACGTCTAGCCTGTATGTGCCACGAGCGTATGGAGCAGATACTTCACAGAAGCCACCAGAGACGTAAGAGCCAGTCGGTGTTTGTGCTACTACAGTGATAGGTACTGATGCTTGACCATTGCGTGTGTAGGACGCTGTGAGGTTTGTTGTTGTGTGTGTAAGACCAGTCGCTCCTAGGTAGAGGTAGAGAGAGCGAGAAGTTTCACCGGGCGCAATTGTGATGGTGCTGGAGTTGCGCTCTGTTGGGACGTAACGACCTGTAGATACACTATCGGAATATTCAATCGCACCGATTGTTGGAGTAGATGGAGCAAGCCACGTTACACCATAGATATCAGTGGCAGGTGCGCCTGTTGATGTACCAGCGTTCTGCGATGCACTGCTTGAATGGTTAGCCCAGAATGGGAAGTTTCCCCACCCTGTGACCCGGCTTAGGTTGTAGTCAGGAGATATAAACGCTCGAGTGGTTGACCCTGTTCCTGTTCCAACATTATTCCTAGGAGTGCCGCAATTAAAAATGTTATACGATTCAACTATTTGACCATTATTTGTATTTGAAGTAATGCCAGTTGAAGTTTCAAAAATACAATTTCTGATTAATGTTGGATATGTTGTTGTTAGGTTATTGCCCGGATATGGAGCAATTCCAATATATCCTATAAACCTACAGTTTTGAACTGTAATTCCACCTAAAAACGCACCTCCAGAACTAAAAAACTGAAGACACGTGGATGGCGTATATACAGATGGATTTATAAAAACACAATCCTTAAAAGACGACTGTGAATCAAACGCAGATGTTAATTGACTACTACCAAGCGTAACCGGTGCAAGAAATATACACTTAGATACTGTAAATCCAGCAGTACTTTGTATTGGTGTAAGCCTTACAGCAAATGAAAAATCAACATTATTTGCTGGTGTGTAAAAACCACACGCTGTGACAACATTAGATGTTCCAACAAACTGAAAGATAGTTCCATAAAGTGGGTCACCTCCAGTTCTGTAACCTGTTATATGTAAATTTTGCAATGTTACATATGATTTATTGATTTCCAATACCCCAGATGAGTTAGCACTAGTATTTGTTACGTAGTTAGTTAACACTACAGGGCCAGCAGAAACACCGGTAAATTGTGACGCTGTAGGGTCACCAGATATTGTAATTCGCTGTCCTTCTGATGTTGGGTTTGTAAATGCCGCTGTGACCGACTCACGATAAACACCGGGAGCAATATACAATGTGTCTCCGGGAGCAATCCCTGTTGCGCCGATGGCTTTTGTTATCGTCTGCCACGCCTGATTAGTAGCAGGACCAGTGCCAGCGTTTATGTCACTGCCATCAGTCCTGACGTAATACGTTGCCATTACTCAGCCACACCTTGAATAATTTCATACGCCATCTGAATAGCGAACTGCATTACATACCCATACTGAAACTGCTCATCCTTACTGAGCCAGAATTGGTTGATAGACGTGCCATCTTCACCGTACGTATCAAGCACGTTGCCTAAGTCATCTTCGATGTTGCCGAACACTAACCAGTCGTTGTTAGGCTCATCCTTGTCGATATGGAAGTCCTGTAGGTTGATACCGCTACGCCCTACCTTATCGGTTGCTATGACGATAGCAAACTGCTGTGAGATACCCAACTGGAACGCATCATCCTGTCGGAACCACCACTGCATGACCGTAGTGCCATCTTCGCCAAACGTGCCAAGAAGATTACCGGCATCATCTTCAATATCGCCAAAGATAATCCAGTCACCGACGTTCTGTGGATACGGTTCTATACGAAAGTTTTGTAGGTTCATAGTTTCACTGCCTGCTTCCATCTCATTCTATGCCAAAAGAATGCCCATGAAAACAAACCCGCCAAGCCCATATTCAAGACGATTTCTGACCAAGCCGGTGTTGATAATGACAGTACGTTCATCAGTGCACCAGCGGCTACAACAGCCAAAGATATCTTTATCCAACCACGAACAACGAAAGGCATACGGGTGATTGGATTACCCTCTGCTTGCAACATGGCTATAAAGCCTGTTATGGATACTGCGATAATGCCAGACGCTACGGCATTAAGGAGTGTTGCCATCTTTCTCTACCTTCGTTGTTTTTAGTTGCAACTTCTCGGTAATCAGTTCGACTCCACGTAGTCCAAGCGTACCCATCAAGAAACTCAGTCCAAGCATATACTTAGGCTCAGTTATCTTGAGCAAGTCAGCGATAATAGGTGTCAGGTAAGTAGCACTAGCCGTACCAGACATAACTGCTATCACTAGACCGCCGATGTTCTTGTGACTTTGGCGTGAGACCCCAACGAGACTACCGAAAAATCCCGCTACAATCTGTTGTATCTCGTCTGAGCTCAGACCTCTATCAATTGACATCTTCTGTATCCCGTGTCGCTTTATTACGGCTCAATACCGCTCCGACTGTGCTTATCTTCATCTCATCTTCGAGTTGCTGAATAGCAGACTGCTTAGCACTCGCAAGTTGAAACGTTGGGGTGTCAGCATCCTGACGCATGAAGAAGGCGATACAGGCACTGATACACGCAGGTACACCACCTTGCAGTCCTTCAATACAAGACACTGTAAAGGCTTTCATGACCATACCGAACGATGCTGTGTCAGGGATATGTTGCGTCTTCCAACTAGCATCAAACTCAGGTCCAAAGCCAGCCATAAAGGCACCTAGTGCGACTAGGACAAGACGACCATAGGCTATGTTCATAGGGCATCAACTCCGTTATCAACAACGACATCTCCCTTTGCTATCAAAAGGATTGCATCTGACCTACCGTAGTCAACTGAGGTGATATTGAAGACACGAGACCTCATCGCCCCATTAGTCACTTTTACTCTGTCCTTGGGCAATACAGAGGTTTCTACGGGCATATAAATCGTCCAGTCGCTTCTTGCCTGTAGTACTCCGCCTTCCAAAGTCTCAGCACCGTCGTCGAAGACTATACGGGCTTTTGTTGTTTGTGTGATTCTCCAGTCAGATGTGATTCCACCCATGCCGTCAGATTGCGGTAAGTCACGCAAAATCTGCACATCCGTAGAGCAAGCACGGCGTGTCATCTCGGCACGTATAGGCGACATAGCATCTGGATTAATCATATACAAAGATGTTGTACATAAATGATTGTCAGGAATCTATGATTGTTGCGTTGACAAGACTTAATGACGGCTGTATGATTCCGCTGAGTGTGTTCGAGCGAAAAGCAGAAGACCAACCTTTCGGTTGGTCTTTTTGTTTAGAAGATGTTGTACGGTCGATATCGTTCGGCAGTCTTCATACAGTTGTCATACAACTGATTCATCTTGATATCTACAGAACCATCAGTAGAGTCAGCAAACTCAGTACATCGTTGAGCCTTTAGTAGCCAACCACGCCAAGCGGCTCGCTTGATATCGTAACGCTCAGTCCAAGCGGCTCCATCGTCAGCCCACTCACATGTGCCATCAGTTTGGAGTTTTCCTTTGTATGGGTTTGTTGTCCAAGATGGCTCAGTTGCCCCTGTAATACCGGGGACAACACATACATAGATTCTGCCCGAGCGTGTAGCAGGAAATACTATGTCATCTACATCGTATGCGGTTTCTGGTTCCCAGAGTAGTCCACGCCTACTCTCATCTACAAGAGCAAGCAGGTCATCGGAAGACAGTGTTGGTTGTCTTTCCGCACTGCACATACGTGCCAAGTCTAATGCTATTTCTTCTCTTGTTTTCATAGTTGCCTATCAAAAAAGTGACCCGGCTGTTTGAGCATATACAGAGGCTTGCCGGGTTCTTTGACGAAGACTAGGTGGATGGTTAGTCCACCTAGTAATTTACCGATTACAGAATTACTTCGTAACCAGTTGCACCACGGGTAGCAGCCGTAAACGGTGCTTCCTTTGCACGGCTGAGTACACAGGTAACAGCGGCAAGCAGACCTGTCGAAGTGCCAGCGAGTGAGAAGCGAAGATAACGACGACGCTTGCGTACATCCAACTGATAGATGTACAACTTGCCGTTGTCAGTTGTTGCAGTGATAGCTGCGACGTTTGACGTGCCAGCAACGTCAACCCACGTGGAGTTGTCATCAGATTCCTGAAGTTTCAGTCCACCGATTGCAACCGTTGTAGAGATGACACCAGCCTGAACATAGATAGAAGCCCAGTCGAACTTCGTACCAGTCTGCACGGTGTCAACAGCCGTACCGGTAACAGTTGCGGTAACTGCTACTGGTGCAAGCATTTCGATGACTTTTGCATCCATGAGTTTAATCATGTTGTTTCTCCTCTAGAGGGGTTTCTCAACCCCTCTAGTATTTCAGTGATTACTACGAAGCAGCAGTAATCAGACCAACGATAGGACCGGGCTGGCGGTTAGCCGCTACGGACGAAGCGTTTCCAACGTCATGGACGTTGATATCGTAACGCTGTGTACCACGGAGCGTCAACTCATCAGTCGTGAAGGCAGCATGCTCGGAGAGAGCAAGCGTAACGTCACGGCGGTCACCAAGCATGGAGCCAAGGCGAAGGTCGCCAAGGAGACAACATACCTGTGAGTTAGCCTCATCCTTAGGCATGACCTGTGCAAACTCCACTGGGTAACCCATGAAGTACTGGCGTGGGATGCCGTTGATGATTTCGGTCGAAGTAACACCACCGGTTGCTTCAGCCAACTTACACATGACCTCATGGTAGAAGGAACGATGAACAATCCATCGTGCACCAGCACCGTCAGCGTACTGTGGAAGACGACCGATGACCTTGCGGAAGTCGGAAAGAATCAACTCGGAGTAAGCGTTTCCGGTTCCAACAACGAGACCAGCGATGTTACCGATGGTGCCATCAAGACCCTTGAGTTTTTCACGGACACCAACGATACCACCGTATGTGGAGGTGCCGTCACCGTTGAAACCAGCGTTGTCTTCAGCGTTTGCAAATGCATATGCGATTTCGTCGGAAACCGTGTTTGCAATTTCAATCGTGGAGTCTTCGTTGAGTTCAGCAGTCAACTTAGCAATAACGCCAAGTTTCTTGGTTACCAAGCGAACACGGTCCCAGTTGAGTTCGGACTCGTTGATGGTTGCGCCTTCTCCAACGTAGAAAGCGGTAAGACCACCACGGCGACGTGGGCGGGACTGAGTATCGGACGTCATTGGGACAACACGAGTCAGGCGGCGGAATACACCGTACTGCTCACGAAGGTCGATGAGGTCGTTGAGGAACTCTTCAGGAACAAGGAATCCACCAACTTCGTTCTCGAACTCGTTGTGACCCTTGATTTCAATACCACGCTCACGGCACCATGATGCAGCCTTAGCGTTTCCAGCAGGTCCACCAAGGAACCACTGTCCAAAGCGGTATGCCTTGAGTGCTCGCTCTTGCTGAGTAGCACCAGCAAAGTTGGTGACACGGTTGCCAGCAGGGAGGCGGATAGCCTTAAGTGCATCTGCTTCAGCACGGTCGGAAACCGACTTGGTTGCTGGCTCAGGCTTAGGTGCTTCATATGGAAGAGCACTTGTCTCAGAGATGGTACGTAGGGATTTGATACGAGCGGCAATGCCTTCGTTCTCTTCAATCAGCGTAGCAGCATCTGCTGGGTCAAGGTTCATGTCTGCGAGAATAGCCTGAGCGGTTGCCTTGTTGGCTTCCATCTTGGACTCAAGCGAGTTGATACGGGAAATAATATCCATATCTCTACCTTTCTAGATTTGCATTCTCTGTGCGAGAAGTTTGCGGGTTAGTTCATCTCGAACACGACGAGCTTCCTCATCGTCATACGATTTGACATCCTCTTGAACTGGTTCTTCTGTTGCTTCTTCTGCTGGTGCTTCTGCATCAACAACTTCTACTTCTTCGGAAACCACTTCTTCAGCGGTTTCAGCAACAACCTCTCCAGTTGCTGCTGGCTCAGCGTCATCGGTTGTTTGTTCAACAACTTCTTCCACTGATTGGACATCTGCTGACTTAACGTCAACTTCGTCCATTTCGGCTTCTTCCACTGCATCGCACAGTGCCTTCCACCCATGGGATGCAAGCATTTTTGCTTCCCGGCGAGAAAGACTGAGTGCTTCACGCACCCGTCGCTCGAATTCAGTAACGCTCGTTGGTTTTGACTTAGAGAACAGGACGTTCATCTCATGAACTTCCTTCATAGGTCTCTTCTTCTTACCCATGTAACCAACAAGCATTTGACCAAATGAATCAACATTACTCATCAATGCCGAGTGATATTGGTCAATATCATCTTCTTCAACTTCACCATCGTTCAATGCACTAAGCATTTCCTGATAAGCCATCATCAAGTGTGACAGAATCAAAGAAAGAGTTGCAGGACTAATCTCTGGACCTTCGTTCTCATCTTCCATGTCTGGCTGCATTGGCATACCCGGTTGCATCGGCATGTCATCTTTAGCCATAGCCATGCATGTTGGACAGTCTTCGTTTGAACCAAGAACATCTCCACATGTTGGGCACATACTCTTCATGCGATGTGTGATGCATCCCTTACAGGTCATATTCGACCCGATTACACCTTTACACATGGGACATTCAGAATCTAACTTAAATGCTGACTGTCGCTTCTTCTTTGGACCACACATGTCAATGTTGCTGTTCATTGAATAACTATCCACCATATCTTCATCCATTTTTCGCTTACGTTTTGGCATCCAACTGTATGTATTAATCTCAGGCATTGACATACGCATCTTCGGCTTTATGGATGGCAATGGCATCATGTTAGGGATACCGCATTTTGCTTCATTAGGTGTAATCAATGGTGCGAAGTCAGAAAGTGACTTTGCGAAAGCCAAGTTACGTGGTTCAGCAGGACGTGGTGTAAGACTTGCTTCAGCAAGTGGCCATACAGTCAGAAGGTTTGTATCTTCATTGTATGACTTTTCACGAACAACAAGGTGACCAGCCGCACCAGAAGAGAATCCAAGGCGTCCCTCAACAGCGAGACGCTTAATCATCTCACGGTACTGGTCAGAAACCTGAATCTGACCTTCATACCAAAGACCGGCTTCTTTGACAACGATACGTCCAGTCCCGACTGCCTTCTTGCCAATGACTGGGTCCATGCCATGAGCATAGTAAAGGTTCATTGGAACCGAGTCACCAATCTTCATCGGGCGTCCAAAGTCACACTGAGGTGAAAAGACATCACCCTCTAGGTCTTGTCCACCGAAACGGACAAGGTACCCACGGACTTTACCGTCGGTCGTTGCTTTCACTTCGTCGCCGAAGCGAATCACGATTTCGTTGTCGTTATCTACTGACATAGTCTTTTCATATCCTCTGCAAACGTCACGCTTGTTTCGAATCGCCTTCGTCTACAGTTAGTAATACATTTAGTGAATCACCTTTCAACCACTTCGCATACTTGTCGTCACCAAGGACGGCTTTTGCTTCGTATGTTGGCAGCAATTCAAACATCTCATCTGCTGACATGATGCCTTTGACATCATTCACAGCAACATCTGTATAAAACAACGGAACACACTTGCAGTCACTTCCGTGAACAACAAACGAGTTAGTCAGATTAATATCTGTTCCGTGTACAAACCAGCATTCTGCTTTTGTCGTCACATCGCAAGGGCTTACAGTCATACATTTGACTTGTTTGTCCCGTACGGTCAATCTAACGACATCAACAAATAGGTTTTCTACAGACTTTTCGAACAGATTTATTATGTCAGACATAAACATCTCGTCTGCGTCATAAATAGCCGACATGAGCAAATCTGGACGTGCGTTGTATGATTTACCAATCTGATTTCTTTGTGAATCAACGATATCGGATATCGCACATTCCATTTGATAGTCAAAATCAGAAGTGAATAACTGGCTCAACATTGAGTCTATTTCTTCGTCACTGACCAGCGTTTTACCGTTCAGGACTTCCGAACTTTCGTTCAGTTCTTCCACAATCATCTTGACAAAGGTTGCCTTAGTTTCATCAAACTTGTCAAGCATCAACGATGCGGTCATCAATGTCACAGTGTGTAGACGGCGATGCAGGATAGCAAGCGTCGTTTCATCTGCACCACTCATCTTGACCATTGAGCCGATGGACTCTAGCGTCTTTCGTTGTTTCTTGTATTTCTCTTGCAGTGACTCAACCGCTTTTTTCATGCTTGACTTGTACTCACGGCGGAGTTCCGTCATGATTAAAAGCGATTCATCAAGGGACTCTAAACTCATTTGCCTTCACGCTCCCTCATGATGCGGTCACGTATCTTCTTGCTCCAAGAAGCACCAGCATCACCGCCCCACAAGTCCCAAGCAACTCTACCCTTTGACGGGAATCCATCTTCACCGCTATTGAAACCAGTTGCTTGTTTATCTACTTCATGGCGACTGAAGAATGAGTACATGCGAAGCACTGTGCTATCCGATAAGTTCTCACCATTGACCAACTGGTTAGCACGTGTCAAACCTACGAGAGTGCCACCACCCTTGCCTTCTTTCTTCCATTGAAGAGCACGTCTGGCAGCGGACTGCATACCAGACGTGGGTTTATGACCGTCTGATTTGACTTCCTCCGCTACTATTTCTGTAGCCTTTTGTTCTGGCTGGTTTTCTGTAGGTGCGGGAACCGGTTGCGGTTCTGGCGTTGGTTGTTCTGGTGTTTCGGCTGGGATGGCGTTTGCTTCAACGCCCACTCCAGTCTGTGAGTTGATGCCTTCATCTTCACTTCGTGCAACCTCTCCAATCATCTTTCGGGCTTCAGCCTTGTCGATGATTCCAGCAGCATACAAGGTTGTTGCTCGCTGTACACGAAGGGTTTCGTCTTCTTGCAGGGCAGGTACTTCAGTGTTGTCAAATGCAACAATGTCGTCGTCTTGCAGGTCAGTGTATTCAGGCACCATAGCCATCGTGATTTGGGCACAGAGTTGTTCCTGTAGAGGAATCATTCCGTCTTCCCAAGCAGCACGACGTGCTTCAGCATAGTTGGAGTAAGTGTTACGCTCAAGTCCAGCACCAAGACCAAGAACCATACAGTTCAAGCCAAGTGCGGAAGCAATACGCTCTTCAGGCTTACGTCGAAGGTCATCCAGACTTAGTTCTGATGGAGAGAGCGACATACGGCTCACTGAGTAAGGAGCAGTTGATACGGCGATACCACCTGCATTGTCACCGCAGAAGTCTTCTTGCAGACGCTTCTTTAGAACACGTGCATCTTCTTCCATGATTTCAACCATCATGTCGCCAGAAGAAGGTCCAACCATCATCGATGGCATAGCGTTGTTCTTCAGAAGCGAATAACTAACAGTTGAACTCTGGTTATCAGCGGCTACTTCTTTTAGTACAGAGGCTATCGTAGAGCGTCCTACACGGATGTCGTTAGGGTCACGCAGATACCGCCAATGAATGATGTCTTCTGACGGGATGTCATACTGCACACCATCGACCATGTAGATGTATTCCTTGACGACAAGCTCAGGCTCGCCTTTAGGTGTAATCATGTCGCAAGGAAGAAATTGTAGGTAAACAACTTCACTACGTCGTCCACCCTTACGAACCTTACGTGCATAGGCGTTGCCTTGCAGTTTTAGGTCTTGTGTAATCCAACCATAGAATGTGTTTGCTGGTACGCCGGGACTTGGGTTTCGCAGAAGGTCAAGAAGTGGATGTGTATCAATGATTTCAAACTTGTCAGACTTTGTGTCTTGGACGTTTCGTTGAATCACCAACTTGCCGACGTTCAGGTTGCGGATGTACCAGTCAAGACCGATGGCAATAATAGAGTTAAGTCCAAGGTCACCGGCTTCTTTAGCCCAGTCCAACTTACTCGATGGCAGTTTAGTTGTGATGATGCTTTCAAGCCCACCATTGCCAGCACGTGCAACAGCACGAGTTCGGTTTCGTGGTTGTGGTGCTTCAGCATTAGGGCGAAGAGCAACTTTAACAGCATCTTGACCCGTCAGGGCTGACCAAGCGTCAGAGAAACGGCTTAACAAGCCCATCTATTGAATTCCTTCCGCATGAGTTCATCCGTCTTCGCCGACAAAAACTTTATACGCCGGGAAGCATCACGCATCTTCACTATAATGGGTTTTGCTTCATCAGTCGTCAACTGTACACAATATCCACGATTACACAAATAGGTAAAGCAGTCAAACTTTACCAACTGACCATCAACATTTGCTGTTAAATCATAGCCTTCTAGTTGTTTGTCATTTGCATTCATCTCGTTTTATCACCAGTGTCAACAGTACAGGTATTTGATTGTACAATGTCCCATGCTGTTCTCATCATACAAACGACTTACACGGGTCAACGGCTTTCATAGGTTCTGGTATCTGAAGGCGGATGTTTGTACCTACGAAGGCATCTGCGTCAACTGCGGTAGACGCATCACTGTCAACATCGACCTACATGATGACATCTACAAAACAGACGATGTTATGACCGCTATGACAGAGCACTGCCATAAGACAAAAATAGATGGCTGGAATCGAAATGATATTTGGGATGATGTTGACAAAGTAGAATAGTGGTAGTAACATAGGCACATGAACCCACGTGAAATGTCTATCAAAATGTGGAAGGCAGTGATGTCCGACCTTGCACGTCTCTCCGGTATCGAGATGGATGAAATGGATGCGAAGGAGTACACCAACGCTCTTCGTCCACTCCAGCAAGCCATCATCAATCAGCGTCTCAGTGAGACAAAACAACCTTTGAATGACGAGAGTCCAGAAGTCTGGAAGTTGCGATACTGGATTCGAAATCAAAAGTATCGACCCAACTACGAAGAGGTTGCCAACAAAGTCTTAGATGTACTTGGTATGCCGAAGACTCACGGCGTACCGGGACACGTCATTGATGCACAGAAGGTTTATCGTGCAGAGCCATTGCCTCCATCACGTCAGTTGTCCGACAAAAACTACGACTTGTTTAGTTGGACTGAAGAACTGAAGCCTTCGGGCGATGATAGCCGTGACGAGATTGTTGCAAAAATGCTCACGACAGTTGAGGGTATCTATGGCTCAGCAGAAGCAGTCAACGTAGCCAAGTCCATCAATGCCAACAACATGCTTATCCGTGCTGAAGAAGAGGAAATGCTTCAAGCGGTTCTTGAGAAGATACCTGCTGAAGAGCGTGACACTTGGATTAACAAGGCTGGTGGCTTCGGAAACAAGAGGCACTTCGTCAAGTTAGGAGTCGCTCGTGAGGCACTTGCTCAGTACACAAAGTCAAATCGAACAGCGAACTCTGAACAAGGTATGGCGGTCTGGAGAAAACGCTGGGGAAAACCAGCATAGGAGCGTGAGATGTTTGAGCAAGTAACGTATTTAACTTTCGGTGTGACCGTAGCGTCATCTATCTTCATCGGTATGGTGCTTGGGTATCAACTTAAGTACATGGGTGAGCAGAAGTCAGATGACATAGTTCCTGCTGGGACAAAGGTTAGGTTCATGACACGAGCCGGTCACTACTCATATGGAATTGTTCTTGAAGACTTTGTTGAGACAAAGAGTAAGTTCATCGTCGTTCGAAACGTAGAGTGGAAGATGAACGAGTCAAGTGTTGAGGCACATGAAGGATACAGAATCTTCCCTATCCGTATCAAAGAAGGCGTGACACTACTCGGCACCGGTGAATGGACAACCGAAGACTACCTTGGTTAAACGACTCACCGTTGCAACAGAAGATGTAGATGTTGCATTACTTAAACAGCACCCAAGAAACGTCAATCAAGGCGACTTGGGTGCTGTCATTTCGTCTATCCAAACTAATGGCTTCTACGGTCGCCTAATCGTCAACAGGCGTAACAATCACGTCCTAGCGGGGAATCATCGTCTGATGGCGGCAAAGTCGCTACAGATGGAAACTGTGCCCGTAGAGTGGGTTGATGTTGATGAAGACGCAGAGATTCGCATCTTACTTGCAGACAACCGTACGACTAGGTTGGGTCTTGATGACAACGTCGCATTAACTGCCTTACTTGCCGAGTTGGCGAACACAGAAAAGCAGTTAGACGGTACAGGCTATGACTTTGACGACTTGAATAATTTCATATCAGACATAGCAAGAGAAGAACTTCAACTAACAACAGACACCTATGACAAACTAGTCCCACGGATAGCACATCAAGGTCAGACGTGGGAATTAGGCGACACGCTTTTAGTTGTTGGTTTCAATGAAGAAGACTGTGACCGATTGATAGTCACTTGGGAAAAACTAACTAAAGGAAAGGCAGTTCTGAAAGATGGATGAAGATGAAGTCACACCAATAGACTTATCTGTTCCTGAGAGCCGAGACTCTATCAGGGAACAACTTACCGCTCCGCTATTTGACGAGTATCACGCCAGACGTAAAGCACTCGTCAGTAGTGCTAGACCAGATGGTCACGCATACGGCGGAAACCCACTCTCTATTGACGATGAAAAGATGAAGGTTATACTTGACGCTATCCTTGCAGGTGCTTCGCACTCAGTAGCGGCTCAGGTAGCAGGTGTGCCTGTAAGGCGATTGAAAGACTGGATTCAGCGTGGAGAGAGCGGTGACCTAAACGTACCTACGGAGCTTGTAGAGTTTGCACGTCGTGTACGCATGGCTGAGAGCCGTGGAGAGTTAGGTTTGATAGTTCGCATCCGTCGTGCTGCGGAAGAGAACTGGGGTGCTGCTGCGTGGCTTCTTGAACGCAGACATAGCAAGCGTTGGGGCAAGAAAACTCAAGTTGATGTGAGGCAGATGACAGATGAGCAAATTACAAGACTCCTTACGGCAGAAGCTGATGGAGGAAGCGATACGGCGGGGCTTGAGGATTCCGGGGACGACGAGTGATATCTACAACCCTTACAAGGATGGTGTTGAGAAAGGCTCGATGGAGTCCTTTCATGAGTATCTAAAACTTACACTCCCAAAGGGATGGACTGCTGAACCAGCACACATCAAACTCATCGCTGAGCATCTCGATGCAGTAGACCGTGGACAGATTGACCGTTTGGCAATCTCAATGCCCCCTAGACATGGCAAAACCGAGACCACTACTGTCCGTTACGGTGCATATGCGTTCGAAAGAAATCCTAGGGACAACGTCCTTGTAACCGCATACAACGAACGTATTGCACGTCGTTTTAGCCGTAAGGCAAGAGCGATTGTGGAAGCAAGACGTCAACTCATGACTAGCAGTCGTGCTGCAGACGAATGGGGCATGCCAGAAGGCGGCACATTTATGAGCCGTGGTGTTGGTTCTCCTCCTACTGGTGTAGGTTTTAAGAGAATCATCATTGACGACCCTATCCGCCGACGTGAGGACGCTGAAAGCGTAAACCTGCGTGAGAAGGCTTGGGACTGGTTCACTGACGATATCTATACTCGTTTGGAGCCGGGTGGGGCAATGATTATCGTTGCTACTCGATGGCATCACGACGACATCATCAGCCGTGCCATTGACTCTGAGGCTAACAAGTGGGTTGTTCTAAAACTCCCTGCAATCGCAGAAGAGGCTGACCAGTTAGGACGACAACCGGGTGAGTCACTTTGGCCAGAGCGTTACTCCGTGGAAGACTTGATGCGTATCAAAGCCGTCATGCTTCAGAACGAAGGTGAGTACGGCTGGCAAGCGTTGTATCAACAGTCACCAACCCAGCGTTCTGGTGCGATGATACGCCAAGACCGAATCTCTGCATTCCAAGAACTACCACTTTCGGTGGGACGGTTCCGACGTGTTGTACGTGCTTGGGACTTGGCATCTACTCGTGGTGCTGGAGACTACACCGTTGGAGTCAAGGGTGCTCTTGATAACATCGGACGCTTCTGGATACTCGATGTAGTTATCGGTCAATTCGACGTTGATGAGCGTGACAACATCATCTACAGAACTGCTGAGATGGATGGTAAGGATGTCACTATACGGCTTCCACAAGACCCAGCACAGGCAGGAAAGAGTCAAGCCAGATACTTACTCAGAATGCTTCATGGATACCGTGTAAGCATCCAAAGTCCATCTGGAAACAAGACGCTAAGGGCTGAACCGTTTGCGGCTCAGGTAAACAACTTTAACGTCAATATGATAGCCGCCGCATGGAATACACCTGTTCTCGATGAGTTCAGACAATTTCCTATGGGGCGGCATGATGACATCGTTGATGCAGCAGTTGACTGCTATGACGAATGTACAAAAAAGAGGACTATGTCTTTCGCTTAGTAAGCGTTATCAGACAAGTACTTACGCAATGCATCTACGCACGATTCGGCTGTCACCTTGGTGTTTTGTTTCGTGCGTAGGTTTGTAATTAGGAAGTGGTCTTTCTTCTGATTCCAAGCAAGTCCTGCCTTGGCTGCATAACTGAACACAGATTTGTCATCCACAAACTGCAATAAATCCATTTCGGCAATGTTGCCTATCTTCATTCAATCACCATTAATTCTTTGTTATTTGATGCATCTTCAGTCGGTGCATCGGACGCCCATTCCATCATATGTGCCGCCATAGCGTCAATCTTTGCGATTGTGTTTGCATGGGCTACATTCCGCTTTGTCTCGTGCTTCTTCGGAGTGCTGATACCGTTCATCCATTTGTTGAGCACTGCAAGACGCCACGCTCCGACTAGTATAGGTTTTGACTTGTGCTCCTGAGCCGATAGGCAACTACGCCAATGGCTCCTGATAGGGTCTTCGTCAGCCTCACAAAGCAACTTCTCAGCAGTCTGGATGCACTGGGTCTCATTATCAACAGTAAGCCCAACGATAGTAAAAGAACCATCTTCAAAGTACATCAGTCCTGAATCTATCAACTCGTATGCATGTTCTTTAGTGACCGCACACGTGAGCATGATTTCAAGCATCTTTTGCTTCGACACTTGACCAAGCGTTCGATTTGACCGTGACCAACATTCGGATGCAATCAAAAGGTATCGTGCAGAAGCACTAATACTTCCAAGCCGACTATCAGTGAACCAGCCATAAACTAATCTCACGTCTTCTTCCCACCGTCGTAAGGTTTCGCTATCCCCTTATCTACTAGATACTGATTTAGCGTAGCCCCGTCCTTCCCATAGACTTTGGCTAAGATGCGACCATACTTATCAGGTTTGTCGCTTAGTGTTTCGAATGTAACATAGGTTATAGACTCTGTCAACTGCTTTTTTGAAATAGTGTTTTCTTTTAACCAGTCGGTCGTAACCTGTTTTGCGTACTTGCCTTCATCGGTCTTGATTTCAGGTGTGTCCAGTTCTGCAAGGCGGAGTTTCCGCTGCCCTAAAAGGACGTTAAATCCAAGGTCGATGTCAACTTCGATAGTATCCCCGTCAACAACTCGTATAAGCCTTCCACGGTACGTGTAGAGGCTCACAGAGTCCACTCCAATGCCTTAGCAGTAATAGGAAAATGCTTGATGAAAATCTCTTTGACTTGCTTGGCTAGTTCTTCGTGTTCACCCTGAGCATCCTTGTTTGCACGGGCTTCAATGTAGTGAATCCAAGAGCGGATGTTTCCATTTGCATAGATGTGTGTAGGTGCACAGATAGGCAGTACTGAACGAGCACATTCTTTGGCTACGCCTTGCTCAAGAAGATAGTCGTAGACTTCTTGTTGTTTTTCAAAGAGCTCGGCAATCTTTTCTTTGGCAATGTCTTTCTCGGCACAATCTTCCCAAGGATTACTCGCTTGACGATTCTTTGCGTCTTGGAGTCTTAGGTCTGGTAGTTCTATCTCTTCAGTAACCTTTGCATAACGCTGGCTGAACTCTTGGATTCGGATAGAACTATGTCTTGCAAACTGTGCTGAGATGTCACGGCGAGTATGTATGTCAAGACACATATTGCACATCTCAAAGATAGACCAATGCTTCTTTCGGATGCAGTAAGCAATCAGCCTGTCTGGTGGTGCATTTTGGTTGTCTGGGTTCGACACACGTGCCATCTTGGCAATCTTTATCTCTGCGTCTGGTGTCAACCAAACAACGCTAACCGATGAACTCATTTTCGTAGTATTTCCTATGGACGTTATTCACGACGTTGGTTTTTTGCTTTGCGTCAAGACAGTACCAGTCAACTCCAAACATGGCAAACGACTCACGCTTGCATAGAATTGTGAGCCGTTCGTCATTTGTAAGTGGAGAAGTGACTATATCGTAGTCACTTTTGCAGGTTTGTGTCCGATATGACCAAAGTGCTAAAAACTCTGATTCACTGAGTGTCATTACTTTCAGACTCAAAAGGCGAGACTTTGATATCTAGATAATCACAAATACGCTTGGCTGCGTCATGCCACGTATAGCACACAGCCCAAGCGTATTCTGCTTCACATTCAGATAGGATTTCTTTGAAGTTCTTCTGTTCGTTTGTTAGACGATTTTTACCAGCCTTCATCTCTATCCACATTCCAAGGTACACAAGTTCTCCATCTAAGAACTTAGGATGAGGAATGAAGATATCCCAGACTCCTGCCTTCTGACCTTCTCGTTTCATGTTTACCGCAGTGGTTTTACTGCGATACCCGCCATTCGGTACAGCAAAGATTCCTCTAAGCTTCGGATGGCGGGGTTCGTTGTACTTTATCCAGTTGAACAGGTTGACCTGTTCGTCATGCTCAGGATTCTGTCGCTTGGACTTTACGTGGACGACCCCTAGGTCTTCCAGTAGGGATATACGTCGCTTTCTTCTCAGGTCGGTCATTGACAGCCTCTTGCCATAGATTACGCTCACTCATGAACCGCTTGAGCGACTCAATCGTTACGTAAGTGTATCTGTCTTTGCCTTCAGACTTCACAAACTCTAAACGACCCTTACCGTTGAGTACATAAACACGTGCACGGCTGATACCAAGGATTTCTTGTGCAAGAGGCAGTGGGACAGAACCAAGGTCACGTCCCTGTTCAATACGAATATTTCCCTGCAACTTCATACGCTGAATGGCTCGCTCGATGGCTTGCTCAACTAACTCATCTGTGTATACATTAACCGGCAACTTCTTGCTCCTTACTATCAATAATCAATGCTTCTAAAGCAACGATGGCTTTGTTCCAGCCCTCAGGACTTACATCCTTGGAACCAACTAACTTCTCAAACAACTCAGCACGTTCGGCTGTTGTGTGATTTTCGCCGAGATAAGCACGTGCCATGTCACCAAAGATTTTTGCAGGTGATGGCGCACTAGGTGCTTGAGCCTTTGGCTTAGGTTGGTTGATAGGTGCATCTACGATGCGTGGATTAGGCGAACTAACATCAACTTCATCGAACTCTGGTGCGAATTGCGTTCCATAACCCAAGATTCCGAGAGCACGTCCGATAGAGCCAGTCTCAGCCTTTTCCATGTAGTCAGCAAAACCACGAGCGTCTTCCATCTTCGTGCCTTCGGCTACAACGATGCCATTCTCGTTTGCGATGATTGCCTTGAAAACTGCGTACTTTTGCTCAATATTCAGGTCAACAATCTGTGTCCGAATGCTCCAATCAGGATGCTCTTGACGGAACCAAACTAGACGCCACTTGACCTCCAAGTAGGCTTTACCCTTCAGATTCATCAAGTGGTCATTTGGATTAAACATAACTTCCCTCCCTCAGTTGAGTTGACATATAGTATCTCCCTAACTACGTTTTGTCAAGATTACAAAAAGATTTCTTTTTCTATAGACAGATTGAGAAAGTGGTGGTATCACGCACGTGCGCCTACGTCGTACGCGAATAGTTACGTATAGATTTGCAATACGTTTCTGACTAAATCATTAGGTATTTGTTGTTTGTAATTACATAAACAACTACTACGTATAGATTTGCAATACGTATTGCAAATCCACGTGCGTACGGAAAATTACACTTGACATGTTGGCAATGATGGTTGTAACATGACGACCTGAGGTGAAACATGAATGTTGTTTGTTTAGTGGGTCGTGTCGTCGCTGACCCTGAAGTAAAAACACTATCGTCGGGTTCTATCGTCGCCAGCATGCGTATTGCTGTTGACCGTCCGGTCGCAAAAGATGCAGAAGTGACCGCTGACTTTATCAGCCTGAGTGCTTTTGGTAAGACTGCCGAGTTTGCGTCTAAGTACATCACGAAGGGTCAGAAGATTTCCGTTCAAGGTCGTCTTCAAATCCGTGACTACACGGACAAGGACGGCAACAAGCGAACTGCAGCTGAAGTGCTGGTTAATGACCTCCGTGGCGTAGACCGACCCTCTGGAGGCGGAAATGCACAAGGTGGCGTAAACTACCAGCCAAATGGAAATCGGTTCCAGAATAAGGCACAGAACGCCACACAGCGGGTTTCCCGCCCATTTGATGAACCTATCACTGACCCATTTGCGGAGTAGTTATAGATGAATCCATTTCGAAAGATGTATATGGATGCGGCACGTGCTAAGGGAGCGTCACACAGTGACGTTCTCTTTGTGCTTCAACGGTCAGGATATGACTCTATGACCTATCACGCATTTATGATGAGACTGAACCGGGGTACGATTGACCAGCAATTTGTCAACACATTAGCCCTGATTGTTGATGTTGATGCTGCTCAACTTTACACAGAAGCGTCAACAAGATACGAGTTTTACAAGAGCCGATATGCCAATAGCGATAATCCTTAATAACCAATCCGTAGGTAAGAACTGCCCTGAGATAGCAGCAGTACGCAGTGGAAACGTAGAGCAAAACGTCATAGGTGAAGCGTGGGTTATAAAGCCCGAAAACATCACTTCTGTATGGCGTCCTGAGTGTGAAGTATGGGAAGTAGCCATACAAGGCGAAGGCACATATGCTGGCTCACACAAGGTCAAGTATCTACGTCAGGCAAGTGACATTCAACTGAATCAGTTAGGTGTCTACACTGCTGGCGTGACAGGTTCTGACTACGGAGGAACCAAAGTTGTCAAAGATACAGGCTACGTAGTAGGTGCAAGCCCTGCGATAAACATAAGTGCTGAGAATGCTGCAATCAGATGCGACAGTGGAAGTTCTGGGACTATCACTGCATATAAGTCAAAGATACACATTGACGAAAACACAAACATCATCCTTCATGCAACTGACTGCACAATTACCGCTTCTAGTGGAACTATATTTGCGGAAAACTCTAAAGTCACTGCTACAGGTCAAACAATCGTCAATTGCGTGAACTGTACTGTAGAAGCACATGACTCAGTGGCTGTAAAGTCATCTGGTTCTAAGTTGCAGGTTGACGGCAATGTTTTTGTTAATCCAAATTCATGCGTTGTTGTAGCCAAGTGTCAAAGCATTATTAGTTGCAATGATAACAAGGTAAAAGTCACTGCATCTGAAAGTGTTATCTGTATTGTGAACGACATCGAGCAAGCACACGCCACAGGCTCTATGGCTGAGTCATTTGCGAAGCAGAAGTTCATCTTGAGTGATAACGCCATAGTTGTATCAAGGACGCTAGGTGACTACGTGTGGACGCCTACAGGCAAGTACTACGCATCTGCAATCAAGGGTGCACCACAAGACTTACCTAAATCAACTGGACGCCCAAGAAAACAACCAAGACCTGAAGATGAGGTTGCACTAGACTAATGGCTTCCAGACAACCACGCAAAGCAGTTTATGTTGCAGTGTTCTTAGACGGCTCAGAGCCAAACAAAGTCTATACACGGTTTGAAAATGCCAACCGTACTCACTATGGCAATGACAATGTAGAAATCTATCGTCACAAAGTATTAGAAGATGGGGATTATACTTGTGTGCCAAATGAAGACAGTTCGAAGCAGGCAAAGCGATACGTTAGCGAAGATGTAAAGCAACGCCAATCTGAATACATGAAGGAGCACTATAGACGATATGTCTACTTAGCCTTCAATGAAGCAACAGGCGAGTATCGTGACTTTACACGCAAGCAAAACTGCATCATATTCTGTAGTTCAAACTCTGAGTACATTCCGTATCTGATGCTAAGAACAGATTGGGATGAACATGGTCAGTTGTTCGATGAAACAATAATCGATATGAGCCAGACATAATGTCTGGCTCTTTTGTTTGCATACCTCACTGATATACTTGACCCATTGACATGAACTTACCAGATAAAAAATACGACGTTGTCTTGATGGACCCACCTTGGTACTACGGTAACAAGACTGGTATGGCTGCGGCTGAAAAGCATTACCGAACCATGAAGGATGACGACCTAATGGCTCTTGATGTCCCATCGTTACTAAAGCCTACGTCAGTAGTTTTCTGTTGGGCTACGGGTCCACGCCTTGACTTTGCTATGCAACTCATGGCTCACTGGAATCTGCATTATCGCTGCATGGCTTTTGTATGGGTAAAGACTACGAAAGCGGGTGTGCCGTACGGAGCTAGGGGCATACGACCAACAATAGTAAAACCAACAACTGAGTTCGTGTTGGCATGCTCACCTATGAGGAAAGGACGACCTATGCAACCACAAGACCTAACTGTCCCACAAGTCCTTATGGCGTCTCCCATGGAGCACTCACGCAAGCCAGAAGATATCCACGAACGTATTGACCGTTTGTATCCCGATGCAACAAAGCTGGAGATGTTTGCTAGGCGTCCATATAAGAACTGGGACATATGGGGAAATGAAGTTGGTTATATAAGCGAAGAGGCTCCTGAATAGGAGCCTCTTTTTACTTACGGATTGGTTTGTTCCAGTCAGGGTCTTCATAGAACATACGACGTCCAACGTAGAAGACTTGACCAATATCTCCTGCACCTTCGGCTCTCCATGTTCCATCAGGATGCCTGATGATACTTACAATTTCACCTTTGGTGTCACGTACCATCTTGGCAACTCCGCCCTTCATAAGAACTTTATCTGACTGGATGGTCAGTTTAGAGAAACCAGTCTTCAAGTTGACTGGATACTTCTTGATTACAGTGTATGGAATAAGGTCAGTATAAAGAACTTCCGTAACACCTGAAAAACGGTCGGCAGTGAATGGACCAGACTCTTTTACGAGTGCAATATTTCGTGCTGAACCGTAATAATCTTCAGCCCATTCATAAACTGGTTTGACCTTAGGGATTGTCATTCGCTAAAACTCTTTTCAATAACTTCACACCAAGTTCTATCTACTGCATCTGCCAGAGCCTGTTGGGTTTGTTTGTCAGCGGTTATCTTGACTAAGAATGGACCGCCTCCCCACTCGGCTACAGTAATACTCTTGACTGAAAGTTCCTCTTCAAATTGCTTAGTGCCAACATTGTCGTGAAAAAGAATGAGGTGCATTTCATCTATTCCCAAGACGAGTAGTTGGTACTGCATTTGATTGTACACAGACTGAGGAATGGACTTACTGTTTTTATAGTCAGAAACGTATCTAAATCCACATTTACATTCGATGGCATACACTGAGCCATCTTCTGCAATATGCAGTCCATCAAGCGATACACGACGCCAAGGGTGCTCCACTGACTGTATGCACTCAGGCTCAAACTTCATCTGCAACTTATCTTCAGCTATGGCACGTGCGTATGGTTCAAGAATATGACCAAGCTGCATAGCCTGTGTTGATGGACTACTTGCCATGTCAACAGCCTGAAGTTTTTCACTGATGAATCTAGCCTTACTACCGGGCATCAATAGACGCCCGGCTTCAGTGGCAGTTATTCCGCCTTTACGCCAGTTCAGCCACTCTTCTGTGCCTTGCTCCATGGCAACTACCGTGAACTTCATACGCCTACTGCTTCCCTTAATTTTGCCATCACTGACGTGTTTTCCTGAGGTAGAACCTTGTTCAGTGTGACTATAAGGTCAACAATGTCACCTACTGTCTGGAAAAGACGGTCGTCTATGGAGTCCATATGAACGATGCCGTCACGGACGTTTCTTGTTTCATCGTACTGTGCTAGTTCAATGAAACGTGCTCTTTGAGCATTTACGCTGAATCTGATGTTATTTAGGTCTTCTACGTAACCACGTAGCATCTGTACATCAGCCGCTGATAGGCTTGTCCGATTCTTGTTTGACTTCTTCAACTTCTTCCCCTTTGAACGTGTGTTTGACGCCAGCCTTCCACTGCTTGTCAATGCCAGCAACGGCGTCACTGAAGTCCTTCCACGAGTCAAACTTAGCGTCAACAATGAACGTCACGACACGTGTGTCTTCACCGTCAATACCGACGCAGTCTACATAGAAGATGACCGACTTTTCCTTGCTGGCTTTTATTCCAGTCAAAGCAAACCAGCCTTCAGTTAAACCCTGCTGCACAGCCGCAGTCACGACTTGCTCATGTAATTGCTTGTATGTCATGCATTCATTCTAGAACGCTTCATAACACCGAGCAATGAACACTTTATATTAGATAGTCTTCAGTTTGTCAATAGTAAAAAACACAAATAAAATAAATAAAAAACAACTTGTACGTTTTGATTTACCGTGGTTATAATGTAACCGACGGAAGTCAAACACTAAAAGGAAGGGTAAAAAACATTGGCTAAAGTAAAAACAGCAACAACAGAGACGCTTTCTATCGTCTTGTCTGGTGATGCAGTCGAAGAAGCAGTAGCAGCCCGTGATACATTGACCAAGAAGCTCGGATTTGTTCCGACTTGGCGTCAGGTTGTTTCACTGACTCTCAATCAGTTCAACAAGATTCAGCGCACAGAATCTGAATAAAGGTAGGCTACTGGTGCAAGAACAACCTCAGTTCAGCATATGGCGTGTCATAACAAGGGCATTTGTAGTGGTTATAGGCTTAGTGATGTTGCCTGTAATCTTAGTGCTCGCATTGATATCAATAACAATGTCTATCTTTGGAGTGGTACTCGCCGAACTAGGTAAGTTGTTATTGGTGCCAACGAACGACATGGTGTGTGCCATCTTTGCACCTCATCAAAGTCAGTTGTTCCGTGTGTCTGGTCAAACAGAAATCACAGAACGTACAGACGAAGACCAAGAGTAGTCAACACTAAAGTCGCCCCATACTGCGTGGTTATCGCTACGCTGTGTGGGGCATAGTTGTCTCTAGTGGTCATACAATAATGATGGAGAGCAAGCATGACATTCACTGAGATTTCCGATTTTGTCGCCAACGGACGAACTGTATACAGAACGTCTGAGCCTGAGCAGATGTACTTCATCTTTTCTGGTCGTATTGCAAACGTCGTTATCTTTACTGCTGATACTGAGTATCTTCCTGAGCCGGGTAACGGATACTGCGTGTATACGCACGATGTAGAAGGAGTTGAGTACAAGATTATTGACGACTGGGTAATCTCAACTGACATGCTTGGTGCTGATGACTGGGAAGTTGTGCCAGATATGTCCATTGAATGGGGAGATAGAAATTCTGAGCGATGACATTCAAAGACATATTGCCACACCTTGAGTTAGGCTTATTCTGTCGTCGTAGGTCAGACTTGAATTACTACTACTTTATCTACGACGGAAAGAACTACAACTATCAAGTGGGGCTTGAGCCTGAAAATGGAAAGCCAGCACTTGGAAACGGATATAGAATTTCATCTAAGCCGGTAGTTGTCAACGGCTATTGTGGGTACACCTTAGATGACTGGGAGCCTAACGAGCTCGACATGAGTGTGTCTGACTGGGAGGTTCCAGCGGTTGACCTTTTGCTACCTGAAGTAGTAATGGAGAAACAAGAAGTGGCACCAGTGGAAATCAAGAGGCTTGACACAAGCAAGCCGATATCAAAGCGACCACCACGGCAAAGAGAGCCAAAGAGCAACATAGACTTTGATGTAGCACTTCTTCACCTAAAGAAGGGTGGCATCACTGAAGTGCCAACATACGAGCAAGGCGACATACTCGCTGTTCAGTACCAACTATTCAACAACATTACACTGATGACTCGCAAGCGGTTATACGACAAAGTCTATGACGCATGGGTGCCATATCAGTGGCAAGCAAAAGACTTTGCCTGTATTGATTACAGGCTACTGAAAGCAAAGGATAAGAATGACTCCTAGAAAACGATACATCTACATGCTGAAGGCTGATGGTCAAAACGACAATCGTGTCTTTTACATCACAACAAAAGCAAAGTATGTTATCTGTGAGATGCTAAAGAAGGGTGCTACTGAAGTCACCGTACTGCGAGCAGAACACGATGAGTTTAAGGCAAATCCTAACTGCGAAATGGAAGTAGTCACTGTGTGCGACAAGGTTTGGTGGAACGACTACTTGCAAGGAAAACGTGGATGGTAATCAACCTTTTGCCGACTGGTCACAAAGAGCAGTTCAGAGAGTCTTTTGTTTCTGAGGTAATCAGTGCCCTAAGAGAGCCTAATGAGACAACACATGAAGTCTATCTAGGTGACTACTACCTAAAAGTAGATAAGAAGTTCATCACTGACATCGACTCAACAGATAAGAACTGGGAGCACGGTGTAATCAACTACGAGTTTGGATACACAGACAACAGCATTGAAGTGAATCCTATCAAGGGGCGTTTTGTTGGCGTAACTTTAATCTTTGCTGCACATCCGGAAATCATGATTGCTGATAGGTTTGACTACATCTACACACGATTAATCAACAACGTGTTGACACAGGCAGAAGCAAAAGAATATTACGACGAACTTGACTACTAGTAGTTGACAAAGTACATGATAAGTGGTAAAACACTTACATGGAAAACAATAAGAATAATGCACCACTTTGGTTTATCGGTGGGCTACTTTTAGGCGGTACTCCGATATTCCCATTTGCGTTCGGTTGCCTTGGATTGGTTTCAGTAATAGTCGTATTTTCTATTGGTTCTGTTCTAAGTGCTCTGACTTATGCAGTAGTGCTGCACTGGAAGACGCTTTTGTTGTTTGTGATATTTGGCTCAGTATTCGCACTTCTCGGATACATGTACATGCTAGAGGAGAAGAAGAAGCGTGAAAATAAGGGCTAACTATATTGACGTCACATGTGACCAGTATGTTGCTTGCCACATGTTGGTCATGTTCTACGAAACAAACGTCGTATCAGACTTCATCAAAATCACCGTATCTGACGTGCTTTCAAACGATGTGGGCATGGAACCGTTGGTTATGTATCCATCTATTGACGATGAGGCTTGTACGTACAAAGTACGGATGATTCTTCGTGGCGTTGAAGAAATCAAAGTTTATCCATACGACATGCTTCATAAGATGTTGAATAATCGTCTAATACCTTTTTGGATGACCGAGATTGACAAGTGTGTAGCGTCCATGAAGGGGCTAAACTGATGACGCTTGAAGAAGCACTCTTCTGGATGCGTGATGGTAAAGCCGTTGTTTCCAAGAAGATGATGATGAAGTTCAAAATGGAGAGACGTCCAGTCAACCTAGGAGGCTCTACAAAGACATACTGGTTCATAGAGTTTCAGCACATGAATACTAAGTTTCCAGAAGAATGGATACGGTGGCATAGTGCAAATGATGACTTCTTCGACTTGATAAACGACGATACGTGGGAGTTAGTACCATGACAATCAATGATGCACTGCCGTTGCTTGATGAGAGAAAAATCATCTGTACGGCTTCACATCGTTTCAGGAAGAGCCGAATTGGCTACGAGTGGACGAACGTAGGTGAGCCAGATATCTGGTGGCCAGTACAAGCAAAACTTGAGTTCATAGACATAACCGATGATTGGGTTTTAGAGGTAACAGAATGACATTTCCAGAAGCACTAGCACACTTACTTGACTACAGAGTAATGCAACGAGTTGATGATGGCCAGACATTCAACTTCTGGTTCAACAAAGATACCGGAAGCGGCATGTACGAAGAAGATGAGTTTATGTTTGCAAGCATGTGGTTTGTTTCTATTGACGACTTTACTGACGAAAACTGGGAGTTTACAGATAAAGCAACAGAAGCACGTATCAAAGAGAAGTATAGTGCGAATCACAAGTATGTAAAAGGCATTGGCTTAGCACGTAAGTAAGCCAATTAACGAAATGTAGGCACCATGAAAATGGTGTCTTTTTTTATTTGTACTATTTACAATCTGACAACAAGGATGTATAGTGACTACATGAGATTTGCTGAAGTTATAGATGCTTTGATAAATGGGAAGAAGGTTAGACGGGCTTCTTGGCAGCAAGTAGGCGGATGTGTCACGTGTGACTTTACACAGATGACCATCTCCATTGGCGGTGTTGACAGTCCATTCAGCCTAAACACAATTTCTTTACTTGCTGATGACTGGGAGGTGCTTGATGACTAGTCAAGAGTTAGTGGATTGTTTGCTTGATGGCAAAACGTTGACTCATTCTTTCTTTGGAAGGAACGGTCGTGTTCACATATTGAACGTAGCAGAAGAGCACGATGCTTACCAACGTCTTGTTGTTGTTTATAGGGATGGAGAGATTGGCTGGAATCGACAGACTTATAAAGAGACGCTTGAACGCTCAAAGTTAGAGAACTTCTTAAAGCACATCTACATAGACACACTGAACATATACCGTGATAACACGCTTATGATGCCAGAGCAGTATCAACTATTCAAGAAAGCATATAACGAGTCAGATTGGTCAATCTGGGAGCCTACAGATGAAGTTTAGAGCAAAGCCTTCTGGCTGCAAGTACTTGTCAAAAAGAGACCAAGAAGCAATACGGTTCTGCATGAACTACTTCAGGGAGAATCCAACAGAACTTTCATGCACGTTGTACGAAGTGCTTGAAGATGGTACTGAGCAGATAGTCGGAAATATCGCAAACCCTGAGTTTGAAAAACTGGAAGAAGACGTCGTAAGACTCATGTCTATCTATACGCACTTCAAGAAAAAGGGTGAGCCTACACCAGAGATGTGGCAATAAGATGCTTTTCAGCACATTAACAGACTTGCAGAACGTAGTGTTAGGACTACCTCAGTATGCAACTGAGCCTCCTAAATGGTTTATACATAGGGAGCATTACGCCTTGATTATAAAGTCACAGTACAAGTATGCAAAGGCTATTCGCAAAGCCAAGGCACGTAAAAAGCGTATCAATTCGAAGTGTGGAAGGTAATCAATGACTGGACTTGAAGCACTTGAATTATTGCGGAATAGCGACACTAAAGTCAAACGTGCCGAATGGAGAAGTGATGAATACCTAAGAGCATATGGCAACGGTCAGGGTATATGTCCATCATTAGGCTACCACCGTAAACGGGGAGAGGACTGTTACTATCCAGAGGATGCTGTTACTTTAACCGATGACATTTTAAACGACTTTACAGCAGACGATTGGGAGGCAGTGGAATGACAATACACGAAATAAGCCCATCTGTTTCCAAAGGCTTTCCATTTAAACGTGATGTCTGGCCACAAAAGCTTTACTACTACTACGACAGAGATGACCAGTGGTTTATCCAAGTTAACTCAGAGACTGGATGCGAAATCATCATGTACACACTTGACCTAAATCTTGAAGACTTGATGGCTACTGACTGGAGTGTTGACGAGTGGGAGGTAGAAGAATGAGTGGAGTGGAGGCACTAGCCTTAGCCAAGCACGGCATGAAGGTAACTTGTCACAACTGGTACGACAAAGATAATCCTTGGGACTACTCCGCATGGATTGAAGAAGGATGTATAGTGAATAGCCCGTACGAAGGTATGAGTGCATACGACGCCACAAACGCCTTTCTGGCAGACCTACTACATCAAGAATGGGAAGTACTTGAGTAATGGAGCACGACTCATACAAGTGGATTATGGAGCAGTATCCAAAGACATCTGAAACGCTGGTCTTTGAGAGAGTCTGTGATGCACTACATGCACGTAAGTCATATGACAGAACGCTAGACACAGACGAAGACATCGTCAAGGTTGCAATCAAAGTCAGCCCTATTTCAAAGCAAGTGCGGGTAGGCATTAAGTTCAAAAACCCAGATGTCTGGATAAGTGACGCTGCCCCTACGGAGCCGTATAAGTATTCATACATGTATATGGGACTTCTGGAGAGCATTATTTGCTCTTATCAATTGTGCAAGAAGTTTGACGCTGAACAACTATGAAGATAACACTCAAACACCGTGTGTACACGCACGACGACGGCACTAAAACAGACGTCTATGACCCAGAGGTTGAGGGCAAAGATGTAGGAATGCTCGTCCATGGGTTTAAGTTGGACTATGAAGTCTGGCGTCCACTAGGCTCTGAACTGGAATTCGTCATAAGGAAACTAGTACGTGACGAAGAGAACCCACGACAGTATTTGACAGACGAAAATCTCAAGCCACTCAACGTTGATGTGCATATGCATGTCAAGTCAGTGACCATAGAGTTTGAAGAAATTTATCCACCAACTGGATAGATATTATCCACCAGTTTCCTGACTGACCGTTTGAAAATTAACTTGTACTAGATATCCTTTGGACATCTTTAGGGGGTATGAGTAATGTCGGTTAGGATTTTTTGGGCAGTTAGCTCAACGGTTGAGCAGCAAACTCATAATTTGTTGGTTAGGGGTTCGAATCCCTTACTGCCCATAGATGTTTGAAAGACATCTTCCATACGATACAATAGGACTTCCATTACAAAACTCCTTACTCTAAACCCAGATGCATCTCCCGCATCTGGGTTCTTTTTTTTTGTGGTAGGATGAAATTGCCACCGAAAGGTGAGCATTTGAACGAAAGACCAGAGAAATCTGGGCTACGTCCGACAAACACATACTCTGCAAACAGAAAGACCAGTTCTCCAGACTGGTCTTTTTTGTTAGGTGACCTATGACCGGTGAAGAAGTACTACCACTCTTACGTAAAGGCAAACTGATGAGGCGAAAAGCATGGAGTCCAAAGCTGCATGTCTTCATGAGGCAGATGGGTGATACCTACTACCTATTCGCTCAAGGGGCTGATGTCTTTGACCTTATGGACGACAAAATCAAACTGTCCGACTTCTTCTATGACGACTGGGAAATATATGTTGATATAGTTGACAACAGTAAGCCATCAGATGTATAATTTACTCAATGGGTAGATACTCAAGAGTATCTTTAGGAGTAAGTATGCTGGATATGTCGTTTGACCCTATATGGGCATTGAAGCAAGGGTATACAGTTGTTACTGAGTATCCAAACAACACGTCATTTCACTACAAAATCATCGACGGGAAGTTAAAGTCGAAATGCACTTTCTATGTAGATGACTTCTGGAAAGATGCTGGTTATTTCGTACTTGGTGTAGACGTTAAGTGCTCACTTATCCCACCGGAGCCACCAATTTGACAGTAGATACAGCAATCAAAAGTATCCTTGAGGGACATCGAGTAATCAACGACTCAAGCATGAGTTTTACTGAGATTCACTACGACAAAGAGTCTAAGTACTTCATATACTCCATCCAAGGGGTTGAGTCCATGAGGGATAGGAAGTTAATGCTGGCGTTATCTGATTTAAAAAGTAAGGACTGGAAGATAGTTGACATTCGGACAAGCACTACATAGTTTGAAAAAAGGTTTCACTGTGACTCGTACATACGTTGAGTCCGACGCTGTTGTTGTTGTGTTTTGTAAATTCACAAACAACCAAAGACTGGTTAGAAAGAAAGTCACAAGTAGACATCAGTCCGACTGGAGGCTTTCTGGTTGGTCACTCAAGGATATGTCCGCAACTGACTGGATAGTCGCTGGATGACAGCCACAGAGGCTTATGACTGGGTTATATCTGGCGGCAAAGTTAGACATGCTACTTGGTCTATGGACACATACGCTTTCCTACATCATGGAGTAGTCAGTTATACGGATGGAACGTATCTGACAACTTGTCCGCCGTTTGAATTCTTTTCAAATAACTGGCAGATATATACAAAGTAGGATACACTTATCATGAACGTAGATGCCTTATAGCATCTTTAGGAAAGTAAGGGAAGATAGATATCCAAGGATATCTTTGAAGGGAAAACAACATGGACTTTGTAACGATTATCGGTTTGACGTTTGGGCATTGGTTTGCTGACTTTGTGTTGCAGACACGTAAGATTGCAGAAACCAAGTCAAAGAGTTTTCGGTCGCTGTTTACTCACGTAGCCTTGTATACAGCCGCACTTGCTTGTGTGATGGTGCCTATCCTTATCCGACAGTATGACTGGAGGTTGATTGTGTCTTTCATCCTTCTCAATGGTTTCTGCCATCTGGTCACTGACTTTGGAACATCTAAGATGTCAGCCGCCGCATACAAGGACGAAGACAAGAGCCAGTTCTGGCAAATCATCGGCTTTGACCAGTCTATCCACTGGAGTCACTTACTGATTACTTACTTTGGCTTCTTCGTATGGGGTAACTAGTATGTGGGATAACAGTAAGCGAGTGAAACCATCCTATGAAGAGATATACCAACGAACAACAAAAGACGTTCTTGACTTAGTAGTCTCTCTTAGAGAGAAGCGTTACTCGTTTGACCGGATAGCCGGATACCTACATGAGAATGGTTATCAATCACCTCATGCTAAGTGGAATCCACATACGCTTAGTCGGCTGATGAAGATTCACGGGTTAGAGGAAAAGCAACTTTACAAGGTGCCAGACTACCGGCATATCAATGAGATACTTGAACTAAAAGAGTCGGGTATGTCTTTTAGGGATATTGTTTCCCATCTAAACAATACCGGCAAGCGTAGACCGAGTGGTTTACCGTTTTGTGTCCATAGGCTTAGGGTTTACATACGGCAGTATCACATACTGAAAGAAAGGTATGGGGCTGAGATGGACAAGTACACCGTAGCGAGAGAGGAAGAAGATGACATTTGAAGAAGCAGTCAAAGCCATGGATAACGGGGCTTTTGTTCGAAGGGCTGGTTGGTCTAAGAACATCAAGTTGTATGCCGCGTATCCAGCAGAAGAAGATGCTGAGCCGATAAACAATAAGCGGCATATCTTTGCACAGATTGACTCATACGAGCCAGAGTATGCCATATTTCGGTTATCCGATATCTATGGCGATGACTGGTACGTAGTAAACGACGACAACACTACAGACGACGAGTTATAGGAGACAACATGAAAAAGACGTGGGAAGAGAAGTTCGATGCGGCTTGTCAGTATAGTTACAATGACTTAATCATTGATGGTCAATGTACATATCCAGAGGCACTTATCAACGGATATAGAGCCATCATTGAAATGGTCACGACTGAGAAAGCTTGCAGTTTCTCGTACAACTGTGGCGGTTGGCATATCTTCTACACAAGGAAAAAGAAGAAGTTTTCTCCTAAGGAAGAGTTCTTGCTGGAAGTTATCAAGAGTGCCAAACATGGTTACTCTAGTTACGACACGGAGGATTATAGATGACGTTTGGTCAGATTTACGGGTTAGTCAAAAAGGGACGCTGGTTTGGTCGTAGTAGCCAACCAAAGAGTCGGACATGCATGGTAGCGGATACATTCCTTATCCACGACTTGTCGGAAGATGGAAGCATCATCAAGTGGAATGTTCTTTCACTAACAACAGAAGACATGATGGCTGATGACTGGGAAGTCTACAGTTAACGATAATCAGTTCAAGAGACACATAACGCTTCTCTGTAAACGGCTTGATAAGGGCTACACCATAGAGTGTGCTTACGTGAAGTCACGTACAGCCAACATGGCTGCTAACGGTCGTAACAGAGAGGCGTTACGCTTGCATATCAAGTACTGCGAGAAGCGTGGTCTTGACTGGGAGAAGTACTGGAAAGGTGACCCGTACTTTACCAAGAGCATTAGTATCCGTGACTATGGTAGTTTGTAATGTTTACATTGTAATGAGTGTAGTCACCAGAACAGATGCTTGTCGCATCTTTGGGATTTATGATAATGGGAGTTAGTGAATGTTTGAAAGCGTGAGTGAACATCCGTCTAATTGGCAAGCAGTTGGGTCATACGAAGAAGTGGTAGCGGGTATCAAGAATGTAGTCGGCGATGTGGAGAACATTGGCGTATTCGCTGAGATATATCCATGCATCTTTGAGATGGCTGATAAAGATGTCGTAGATGGCTGGTGTTCCATTGATAAGGTGGCGTTTGCCGCCGCTATAGGCTTCTATACGGCTACTGCTGTTCAGTCGCTATACAAGACGGTATCGCATCGGATGATATCGGCGATAACGGTAGCACCGGTCATCGACTTGATGCAAGCCGGACTATTACGAGTAGAGGCTGATGCCGTTTACCTACGGCATGTAGATGGCATTGAGTTGATACCGGAATCTCCTTATGAATGATAGGGAAGATTATTCACAGTACACAAAAGGTCTGAAGTCTTACAAGACTCACGGACGGATACAGTTACCACCACACGATGACTCGTTACTGCGTGACTACTGTGCGAAGAAGAGGCTTCTAAACGGCTGGACATACGCTTACGTCGGTAGGCAAGTATTGCAACGTAACGGTAAGCCATACTCACGGATGAACATCTATAACTGGGTCACTGGTCGGATTAAGTTTGGACCAACGTACTCCTACAAGATGGCAGAAGCATTTCGTGTGCATCCTATATACGCCGCGTTTCTCATGAAGCGGTTTCCAGACTACGAGTTAATCGATGAGTATCCGGAAGAGGCGGAAGTAGTTCACTTCATGCTAGATGCTATGAGACGGTTTGGTTTCAAGGTAGATAAAGGGGATAAGAAGTATGAGATTATCTGATTTCATAAGGCGGCGACGCAAAGAACTAAACATGACGCAGAAGCAACTAGCCAAGGAAGTAGGACAGAATCCCGGCTGGATATGCATGTTAGAGTCTGGTCTAAGGATGCCGGGAGCAGTCACTATGCCCATACTTTCCGCTGCCTTAGAGGTGCCAGAGGCTATGCTATCGATTATGTCTGGTCATTCACCGGTTACCGACTTCAAGGACGACCTAACCATCGAGCAGCTTGAGGCAGCAGTGAAAGAGTTTGTTGCTAAAGTGGGTGCTGATATTTAGCAGGACTGGACTGCCATCGTCATGTCGTTTGCTGGTAAAGCCACGACTCATCAGTCCTGTGGTGGTTCTGGTTGTTTGATTAATCAACAAAGTATAGGCAAAAGAAAAGCCGGTATTTCTACCGGCTTGATGCCTACGATGGAATGGTGCTGACTAGTCAGCGTATATACGCTGACCTTTTAGCGTATACAAAACGCTATTTCCTAGCGTGATGTAGGCATTGAATTCATAGCACATATTAGAGCCTTGCACGTGCACAGAGTCGATGCCATGCATCAAGGCTTCGGATGCAAGAGCGAAACCGAATTCGGTTTCAGTTTGAAACCACTTGATTTCGTTACCGTCACGGCTTCCACCAAAGTACTTGATGGTATTGGCTTCGTTTACGATGGAAGTAGGATTATCTTTGTAATCCATTGTTTCAGCACGTACGATGCCATCGGCATATCCGGCTTTTGCGATAAGTGTAAGAAGAAGTGATTTCATTTTGGTAGGTTCCCTCTTGTGATTACTTGACTAGATTGCCAAGTGTAACGATAACAGCGACGATGATAGAGAAGGACAAAAGTCCACCGATGATAAGAGCAAGGTTGATTGCTTCGGCTTTTGTTGTTTGTGGAAGTTCCATGCCTCAATACTACAGCAGATTGTATACGTATGCAAGACATTTTCCAGATATATTTTCCTATCCTAAATGCCTTATTTGCATCAGTTTGCCTACCATGCATAGCATTTATGAAATGCCTCTGTAGGCTCAAATTTGGCGATTCTACGGACTTTGTATACGTTATGGCATAACTTATCGATTTGACGTCAAAACGGCTCTATTTAGGCAAATCTAAGAGTCCGCCCAATGCAGGCTTTGAAGTAGCGTTACTGACAGTCACCATTCATGGTGACGTATAGTCACATCGGACTTTACAGGAGTTAGTTGCGTAGTCAACAATTGATAAATCAACTACTTGTGGCAACTACTCAAATAACCTGCCGTAGCTGCTAGGTGTGACTATTAGTCACATGCCAGTGATAAACAAAAGCCGGATGATTTCTCATCCGGCTTGATGCAACCGTGGTAGGTTTACTCGGTTATGTAATCCGAGTAATTCCAAACCTTGACTTTGTAGGTTTGACCCTTGAAGTTTGTCAATTGCCAAACCTCATTGAGTCCCCAAACCTTGATAAGTTTCGCACTTATCAATTCTGGATGCATGATATCCAAGCCGAATTCACGGCTGTAGAAAATCTCGATACGAGCCTTATTAAGGCTTGCCTCACGGGTGAGGCTTTCAGCGAGTGCGATTTCTTGTGTCTTAGTCATTTTTGGTTCCCTATACTTTCCGATTACTTTACGAGATTTCCAAGCGTTATCAGAACGCCTACGATGATTGCAAAGGATGTAAATCCGCCGACGATGAGTGCAAGGTTGATTACTTCAGCCTTAGTGGTTTGAGGTTGCATGTAAAGATACTACAGCCAAGCGTTAGAGAATGTCAATAGGGTATTTGCATATTCAACAAAAATAGTTTTGCATATCCTAAAAATAGTTTGAAGGTATACAAATGCCATCATTTCCGCCTATAAACCGATGAGCCTATAGGATTTGGATATACCGCTGTAGGCTCAAATTTGGCGATTCTAGCGGGTTTGTATACGTTATTGGATAGTTTATCGGTTTGGTTACAAAACGAGCGTATTTAGGCAAATTCGGAAGTTTGCCCGCCGCAGGCTTCGAGTCGCCGATACTGACAGTCACCATGTAAGGTGACGCACAGTCACACCACGGTTGACAGGATAGTTGTTGCTAAATCAATAGTTGCATAATCAACTAAACGACAGACAACAGAAAAAGTCCTGCCGTACGGCTGGTAGTTGCATAATCAACAAACGCTTGACATAAGTAAACCGGATGATTTCTCATCCGGTTTGACTATTAACTAATCTTCGCCTTCGTCTTCGGTGTCTTCGTCGTCGTCTTCGTCGTCGTCTTCGGATATCCAAAGTGCATCATATGCATTTCCATACGCTTTGGCATCCATTTGCATCATTTCGTTTGCACACTCAGCAGATACCTTTAGAGTATCTGCAAGTTTACTGATGCTGATTTCAGTACCAGTAAATCCATTAGCGTCAAAAATGCGATAGATGTGAGCCGATGTATTTCTGGCATCACGTGATGCCAATTTCATAATGCCATTTCTGGTAGCAACAAAGTCACCGGAGTACAAGCGAGTCAGTGCCGAATCGGTCGGCATCGGTAGTAAGGTTCCCATGCATCAATATTACCATTTTGTCACCTTGACGCAAGTAAATATATGGTACGTATACAAAAATAGTTAATGCCTCTATAGGCTCAAATTTGGCTATTCTAGACACTTATCATGCCAGATGAGTTATGTATCGGACGGTATGCAAAACGGCTCTATTTAGGCAATGTGGAGGTTCCGCCCAATGCAGGGCTTTGGAGTAAGGTGACTGGTAGTCACCGTGTAAGGTGACCTATAGTCACGTGCTAGATAGCAGGACTACTGCTGAGTATGGCAGCCTGTAGGTAGTTGATTTTGCAACGATAGGATGGCATAAGTAAACCGGCTGGACATCCAGCCGGTTGGAGTCTACGTAGTGGTGGTGACCTACTTGGAGTAGGTCATCGTACCGTGAAAGTCTACGTACAAGTCGGTGGTGTCCATCACAACGTGAAAGCCTACCGTGATATGCTGGACGCTTTCAGTCATGTCTACCGACATGTCTATGGACTTGACATTTCCATTTGATGCACAGACGTTTACCAATTCCACAACGTCGGTGATGTCATACGACTTGTGATTTGTTATCATGCCATCCACTACAGTAGTGGATGTGTAGTAGCAGAAATTTGCCATTTTGGCTACGTTGTGGACGCTATTTTGCGTCATCTGAAGTATTCCAGATGTGTAGGTGATGTCGCCTTGTACAGCGATGTCAGAGGCGATGATAGCAGATAAGATTGTCATTTGTCGGTTCCCTATTAAGTCAGTGTAGGTCGTTTCCTACACCACTATGTTACCACTTTGTCTACCTATCGCAAATAAATAGTCGGACTATTTTTGCCATTTACCAGTGATAGGCATGGTGACTATTAGTCACGTAGCAGATGGCAGGAACGGCTCACAGTATGGCAGCCTGTAGCAGTCGGTCGGTCGTTGCATAATCAACAAAGCCGTGACATAAATAAACCGGTTGGATTTCTCCAACCGGTTGTATGCCTACGTAGTGGATGTGGATTAGAAATCCAAGTCTACATCCGTTTTCGCAATTACCTTGACGGTACGACCGCTCTGGAGCGTCACGCTCCAGACTTCGGTATCACCCTTTGTACGGATGATTTTCGCATCCACCATATCGGTAAACGTGGCATACGTCATATTGGACGTACGTGACACAAGAATGTCCATGCGGATATCCGCTCCGGTGGTGGTGGTGGTAAATGTTGTCATTTTTGGTTCCCTTTCCTTCAAACAAAGAATGTCATTTTGACATTTGCATTTTCACACTTGATGTGCGAAACGTTTCCTTCAACGGTGAAAACGGTTACAACGTTGGACATTGCAACCCAAGCGGTGAATTCATCCGCCGTGCTATCTTCAGATGCCGATACTACACCACGGCGGATGGTATCGAATGTGATTTCCATATCGGCATTTGCCATGGCATGGAAGTCGCAATTGTAGCAGAAGACATTTTTGAGGTTCACGGTAGTATTCACGACGTTATTATATCAAGAATGTCACGTTTACAAGGGCATTTCGGAGCCAAGTACAAAAAATAAACCAACTATTTTTTCACCATTTACCAGTGATAGGTATGGTGACTAAACGTCACATATTTCCTTGAAAATGCAACTATCAGCGTTACGATTACAGGAAAGTCAGTCGTGGTGGCAGCCTGCCGTCGTCTGTTGTTTGTTGATTATGCAACGATAAGTTGACATGAAAAAACCGGCTGGATTTCCAACCGGTTGGATACGACGAAGTGGATACTATCCGGTTAATCGAACCATCAACAAATCCAGCATGATGGCATATTCAAAAATGTCGCCGATTATGATATCTGCCATGGTGGCATAGGCGTTCATTTTGACAAACCATGCATCGGCTATGAACGCTAGTGGTGTGCCGGTGGCTATGCCAGCACAGAGGTATTTTTGGTCAATGTTCATTTTCATATACTCCAATTATCCGGCATAGTGCCGGATAAGACATACTGCAAGTACTACGACGAAGCCGACCATGTATAGCACCATACCGGCAAGTATGACAGCAAAAACAGAGGCGGCGAATGGCGACATGACACGGCTGTAGTCAACGTCGGTGGTGGTGGTGGTTTGTTTGGTTCCCATGCCTATCATTATACTGGATTGTCAACGTATCGCTAATTTATTTACGTAATAAATGCGAACTGTTGCAAAATCAACAAACGGCTTCTCCGACAGGTTTAGCTCGGTGAGAACTAACCTGCCATGACAGATACAAGCCGGGATTTCTCCCGGCTTATTTTTAGTTGATGTCTAAAACAACCGTTTTGTGGATAACACCATTACTAGTAGCATCCATTACTACCGAATCATCATTTACACAAATAACCCAAAGGTAGTGGTCAAACCGTGTGATTGTCACCGCCTCACCGGTTTTGTTGAATTTGCGTACGGCTGACGTGGCTTTAGTTTCATACAAATCAGCGAAACTAGGACGTGTACGTTCACTAGCATGATGGAAAAATTCATTTGATGCCGTCAAGGTGGTGGCTGACAAAGTTACTAATTTTTTCATAGTGGTTCCCTCACCTAAATATTACCATACTTTGTCAATGTGTAACACATTTTGGAGCCGGTTATGAAAATATAGTTTTGACCATTTACCAGTGAGAAGTTGATTATGCAACAAACGGCTTCTCCGACAGGTTCGGCTCAGTGGATGGCAGCCTGTCAAGCCGGGATGTGACCTACAGTCACCATGCAAACATTTGTTTGCATTTTCCCAGTGATAGACACGAAAAACCGGCTAGATTTCTCTAACCGGTTGGGTTGTTACTTACTTGGAACGTGCTGGCCACGTGCCATACCGGATAACACCGGCATCGATGTACATAACACCGGTGAACGTGTCATCGGTAGTACCATCGCGGAATTCCTTGAATGCTACGTTCATCCGAACCATTCTTTGCCCTTGCTGTGTGCCATGCACGATGCCACGTGCTACGCTACCGTCGCCTAAGATAGCGGACGCTTGACGGATGCCGAATTGTTCGAACAGCATTTTTTCCGCTTGCTTTACAGCGATGGCATTTGCCGCGACGGAGTCGGAGGACGTGTCTACCGTGTCCCAACCGGTTGGTGTAGTGTTTTCCATACCTAATGGTATCACCTATTGTCACCTATGCAAACTATTTATCGGATATATTTTCGGCAGTTTACCAGTGAAATTTCAAATTCATGGTGACAGATAGTCACGGCTAGCTTCTCCGACAGGCTGCCATCCCTACTGTAAGTCCTGCCAAGCCGGGATGTGACGGATAGTCACGTGTGACTTTTGGTCACATCAAAATCGAAATGTGACTGGAAGTCACCTATCAGGCATAATGCCCAATGCAGGGGTGCTGTCACCACCCCCCCCCCCGCTGGTACCCGCTCCGACTAGTCACCGTAGTGGAATTCATACAAACATTCGGAACAAATGTTCCGCTCTTCCGTACGAACAATTTCGCCGGTGTAGTCATGTTTGTGGATTTGGCACTCGTATACATCATTGCCTAATCCGTCATTGCATTTATCGCAACCGTAGCGGGTGAAATGACGCTCTTCGGCGTTCTGCATGGTGACATTTGCACCGGACATTTCGAGCGATTCGATGTACTCTTCCCAAGTCATTTTCGTGGTTCCCTTCATAGCACTTGGCTACACTAGAATAATACCATGTTGGTAGACAAAGTCAATGTGAAAAATTACCATTGAATATGCAACAACTGGAACAGCAGGATAGATTCCTAGTTTCACAACCTGCCTATAGGTCAAGAAAAAACCGGCTGGATGGTTTCCAACCGGTTTGATGTATTAGGCTCCGAAACCGAGCCTTTTTCGCCACGTTGGGGCATTTTTTGGGTCTTGACGGTACCGGAGCTCGGCACTGCAATAGTGGATTTCATCGGTGTAGTATCCGATGTTTGGATTATCCGGTTGGAGCCGGATAACTTGCTGACAGTCGGCAATTATGTGCCGGAGCGAGTGAAGGCAATTGTGTACCAGATTCCGCTGATACTCGGTGTGGTTCATTTGTTTGGTTCCCATGCATCTAATTTACCACCACTTTGTATACGTTGCAAATGTATTTTGTTGTTAGAGAATAACTATTGAATATGCAACTACATTGAGCAGATGGCAGGACTACCGAGTGGGAGTCAAGCCTGTCACAAGACAAAAAGAAAACCGGGATTTCTCCCGGCTTGATTAGTCTTCGATTTCTCTTGGTATGCATATACACGCATTGACCAATTCTCTTTCCGACATCATACGCACCACGTAATTTGACATGGTGATTTCACCGGCGTCGGCACCATCAGAGTATTGAGTCGCCTTGATGGTGATATCTCGACCCATAAACATTTCCGTACCTACGTTACGGAGCAACGCTGGTACCGTGGCAACGAATTTGCCATTGACGGTGAAGTTGTACGTACCACTGAGGTACTCTTTGGTGTTTCTCATGCCTATATCCTAGGGCATGAATTAGACTTTGTCAACACCTATTTTGAAAATAGTTTTATAGGCATACGGTACAAATTTGCTACCACGGCTCAAATGCAACAATGCCTCTATTTGTCCAAATTTGGCGATTCTAGCCACTTATCATGCGATATTGAGTAAAGTATCATCGAGCATCAAAAACGGCTCTATTTGGGCATTTCAGAGCGTTAGTCAAAACGTGTCTGTTGTTTGTTTGATTATTCAACTATGGCAGGGCTAGTCACCACTCAGTAAGCCTGTCGTCAGGCAAAAAGAAAAGCCGGGATTGCTCCCGGCAGCTGCCTACGATGTAGAGCTGGGATTTCTCCCAGCTCATTTCCTACTAAAGGTAAAGCGACTTTTTGGTTGGCTCCAACCATTCTTCACGGAGCATAAAGGCAGCCATTTTCAAGCTACCCAAGCTCTTTTCATCGCAATCACGGATTTGGTCCATAAGCATTTCGACAGCTTCCAGAGCAATTTCAAGCCGCTTTTCGGTGATTGTCGCATTGGCGGCGATAGAGTCGGACGATGTATCGACTGAAGTCCAGCCGTTTGGTGTAGTGTTTTCCATGTCTATATCTTACGGCATGAAATAGAGAATGTCAACAACTATTTTACATTTGTTTTTAGAGCTACTAGCAGCTGCCAACGGCAGGTTCGGTGGCTGGTAGTAAGTCCTGTTGTGAGGCAAAAGAAAAGCCGGGATTCCTCCCGGCTTGCATTACGATTTATGAGTAGCGATTATTTTTTCTGCTATCCAATCCCAATTTATATCATCAAGCATATCCAGCAGATAATCATACTTTGGGGATTCATCCATAAAGTAATCGTGTGCCACCGACATTGCCTCACCACCATTGAATCCGTCTCCTGAGGACTCCCATTGTGCGACAAATCCATCATAAACGGTATCTAGTACTAGTTCAGTTTCAGCGTTTATCATCTTGGTTCCCTTTCACAATTATTATACCACTTTGTCAACTATCTGCAAGAAAATATATCAACTATTTTTTGACTGAAATAAAGACAGGTTCGAAGACTGGTAGTCAGTCCTGCCACAAGGGGGTGTGACGGATAGTCACCATGCAAACATTTGTTTGTTTTCCCAGTGATAGACATGAAAAAACCACTGGCTGATTTTAGCCAGTGGTGTAGCCTACGATAAAGGGATTAGGCTAACTCTAGAGCCTTCTCCGTGAGTGCCCAACCGTACTTACCGCCTTCTGGGTCGAAGTCGATTAGTCCAGCGTCCTGAGCACCAGACATAACGCCAGCGGTACGCTCATTGCTCCAGCCGGTGACCTTGGCTACCATTTCGGCACTAAACCACGAGTGGTTATCGAGCATCAATTGTGCCGCGGTCTCGTACGGGCTATCGGCGATTACGACTTCTACCAAACGCTTCTGAAATTCTGTCATTGTGGTTCCCTCAGTAGGTTAGGTTGTTTCCTACCTACACTATGATAATATGCTATAACGTAGACAAAGTCAAGAAAATAAATGGCATATTGGCAAAATATTTTTGACCATTTACCAGTGAAAAATCAATCTCATGGTGACTTCTAGTCACGGGAGTCTTTGACAGGTTTGGCTACTAGTAGTCAGTCCTGCCGATGTGACTGTCCGTCACGTGTGACCCAGCGTCACGGAGGTGACTATCAGTCACGGTGACTAGCCGTCACCATGTGCACTCTGCCCAATACAGGTGTCATGCGTCCACCCCCCCCCTCCACGCCGCCAGCCAAAGAAAAGAAAACCGGGATTACTCCCGGTTAGCCGCCACTTCGTTGCACGTGGCACAATCGTTGCAGATTTCTTCGTCTGCTATCCAATCATCTTCCCAGACCCAATCACCGCATTGTGTACACTGCATGGTACTAGGCTCCGCACCATAGCAATCATCATCCATATCATCTGCCATCATCTCAGCATCCAGCCACGGTGCGATATTCGACTCCAGCATCCATTCTTCGTCCATTTTGGTTCCCTTCCTTCCTACATCAATAATATACCGTACATAGTAGACAATGTCAAGCAAATACATGAAAATACTTTGGTTGCATAATCAACAAACAACAGAGATGGCAGGATAGATGCCTACCTATAAGTCCTGCCATAAGGCATAAAAAAAGAGCCTTTCGGCTCATGCGAACATTTCGTCATACTCCATAGTGATTGCCTCTTCCCATAGCAGATTGACGTGATGGCGAAGCATCATACTTCCTACATACTCAGTCACTACCAGATTGACGTTCCACTGTGCATCACCGTGCAATTCCGCCATCGTGTCATGCACCTCTTCACCGAATGCTTTGATAGCACACATAATGATTTGCTTTTCATCTGCATCCAGAGGCGTATCAATGTTGATAGCGTGTGACCAGACTGCACGGTCTTCCATTGTGGAGGCGTCAAGTGCACCGCAGATTACGAAGTGTAGTGTATTTCCCATGCCTATATCTTATCATACTTTGTATACGTGTCAAGAAGTATTTTACTTGAATGTGCAACTACCTGAGATGGCAGGAGTTGCACGATAGATGGCAGCCTGTAAGCCTCCATCACTCCTCCCTTCCCTTGTGCTTTGCCTTCCGGCTGTACGTCCGTTTGTTGTCGTACACCATCGATTTCTGCCACGGGCGGTCACTAGCCGGTATGCGTGATTTGTTGGCTGTACGGGCATTCTGGAGCTCTCTGTCGGTTAGTTTAATCGTTTTCATTGGTTCCCTTTCAAAGATAGAGCCGGTATTTCTACCGGCTCATTGAGTGATTACGCTACGTTGATGTTTCCGTGCTTGACACAGAGTGCATCGTAGATTTCTCTACCGTTTTCAGTAAGGGATTCGTATCCCTTGTGAAGTGGTGAGATACGAAACTGCATTCGGTGCAACCTTCCGAAAATCCGGTAGATTGGGCAATTCATGCCACCATGCCAATCACTTGCGAACGCATGGTACGCTTCGCAGATATCAAACCTATCAAAATTCGTCATAACTTGGTTCCCTTCCGACACTGTTAATGTACCATGCCTAGTAGACAAACGCAAATAAATAGTCAAACTATTTTTGTTGTTTATGCAACTAAATAACCTGTCATCAGACAAAGGGAAAGCCGGGATTTCTCCCGGCTTTCATTCTAGGGAACCAACCTAGAAAACTCTAGGGATTAAGGTTCCGATGTAGATTAGCACTACCGCTATACCTAGGTACGCTCTATCTTTGCGATGCATAGCACCAAATAACAAAGCCAACAAAAGCATTCCAAAGATACCGCTGAAACTTACTAACCTTGACAAATCTTCTATGATTATCATCTTCCCTATCCCTTTCCTACACTACTAATATATCACCACTTTGTATACTACGCAAGGCATTTATCAAACTATTTTCAGAGACCACCGATGGCAGGAGCTGTACCACGTATGGCAGCCTGTGCAGAGGCATAAAAAAAGGAGCCTTTCGGCTCCTACTCCTACCTAGTGCTCAGTTCAAGCACCTTGCCGAGATACTCGGTATCTTTTTTCAGTGCCTTTGCAACCTTGCCGATTTCGGGATACATCTCACGGTAGTGTGACGGCTCACATTCCAGCAGAAAATCACCGAATACGTTTTCTGCATCCGATACCCAATTAGATACCGTTTGGGTTTCGTCGGCACAGTCGTACAAGTCACGCCAATCGAAATCTGCTAGACATCCAACGGGTACACCACAGATACGATTCGAGATGTAGTTTACGAGTGCCATCCATTGGCGATAAGTCAAAGCGACTTTTTTACGGGTAGTGTTTTCCATGTCTATATATTACCATACTGGTATACAAAGTCAAGGAAATGACAAAACTATTTTTCGGTTGCATAATCAACTACTTTGACCGAGATGGCAGGATAGATGACCTACGGTAGAGCCTGTCGTATGGCAAAAAGAAAACCGGGATTTCTCCCGGTTCGCTTTACATCGCTCTAACTTTCCCTATCCATTCGGCTACTTGCTCAAATGAAAGGTATCCATGCACATCATCTTGAACGATACCGTCTTTCATGACTGCTATCTCAAATAACCCTTGGTCGGCACCATATGAGATTCCCGGCTGGCAGATGATGGATATCGTGTATCCATTTGGAAATGTGATTTTCTTTTCGTAAAACGTTGGTGTCATTTTGGTTCCCCTTGTAGGCTAGGCTACTTCCTTCCTACATCTATATAATACCGTACCTAGTATACAATGTCAAGAAAATAGTCAAAGTATTTTTGTTGTTTATGCAACTACTTACAACAGATGACAGGTTTAGAGCTGAGTATGGCAGCCTGTGAGGAGGCAAAAGAAAAGCCGGGATTTCTCCCGGCTAGTGCCTCCTAGTTGAAGTTGAATGGTGCCTTCTGGATGTTCTCTAGGCTTTCCCGTAGGATTCGCACGTAAATGGTGAACCTAGGGTCATTTATCACCTCAAGTGTATTAAGTGCGGATTGTGCGATTTGAAGTGTAGCACCATACTTTTGCGATGGATGCATTGCATCCAATTCTACGCTAGTGCTATCAGACGACGTGTCGATGGTATCCCATCCGTTTGGTGTAGTGTTTTCCATACATATATGTTACAAGGACTTTGTATATATGTCAAGGAATATGTCAAACTATTTTCAGCGACCGAACTTGGCAGGAAAGTGAACCTAGGTACAGTCCTGTGATACGGGATGTGACTGTCCGTCACCATGCTGACTATCAGTCACGTGGCATGACATCAAAAAAGCCCCTCCGGATGGAAGGGCTTTGCTCATTGCAGGTCGTCTGGGTTGCACCCCCCCCCTTAGCGGAGGGAGAGGTATTTCCCGTGTGTGATTTGTCCGGTCTCTACGAGCTCGTGGACGTATTTGGCGATGTCACGAGCATCCCATTTGTAGAACCCGGCTTCGATATCGGACATCACGCCTTCGGTGTTAGCGTAGTAGACTTCCATAGTCTCATCTGCATCCATCACGAGAACGGATGCTTCACCGCGCTCATTTGACATATTGACGTAGTATTCGGTGTATCCGATACCGTCACGATTTGGTGCGTTTACGAGTGGCATTTCTTTGTACCCTTCCTTCACATATATATTACCATACTTTGTATACGTGTCAAGAAAATATGTGAACTATTTTTACTTGCATAATCAACAACAGGACTGTCACTAGGTATGGCGGCCTGTAAGATGGCAAAAAAAGAGCCGGGATTTCTCCCGGCTTTCGCCTTACTCCTTGTCGAAGCCGTCAAACCAAGGACCCATGCGACGGGTTCGGGCTTTCCCGGTAGCATTGGTGCACGTACTGGACGACGTCTGCGGGTCGCTACAATGTGCCTTCGCTTCTTCAAGCGTCAAACCACGCTTGATGGTGCGTCGTCCGCCTTCGAAGTACATCCGGATAATCTTGTAAGTGGTCATTTTTGGTTCCCTTTGTAGGCTAGGTTGCTTCCTTCCTACACCTATATATTACCACACTTTGTCACCTATGCAAGAAAATATATAAACTATTTTTCAAGCGTCCGAGATGACAGGTTCCATCATCGGCAGCCACTCTTGTTCTAACCACTTCATAAGCTGCTTGTAATCCACTCCCGTATACACAGCTCTACCATCGGTGAACAGCGTGACCTTACGACGGTTCCTGTAAGGGTAGAGGCTGACTCCTACCGTCATTCCTAGGCTATACGCTAGGTTTACAAGCTTGGTGAACAAAGTCCCGTCAAGCGTGAAAAAGCCTCTAGATTCGTCATCTAGAGGCTTGTAGAGGCTACTCAATACGATGGTCGGAAGATACCAGCGGTAGCATTGGCGGTACCACGTGCATCATGCTCTGCATCACGATTTTCGATTTCTACCCAATAAAGGTAGTCATTGAACATTTCATACGTCATTTTCCGTGGATGTCCAACGATGCAAACAAGATTGTCATTTTCCGTAAAGTGATTTTCATCTTCCAGCGAATCAACGATATCACCATCAACGAAGATTTTAGGCACCATATTGGCATCATGGTCTGCAAGTACAAGCCATTCTTCTGTTGCATCAACAGAATCGATGTACTTGAAGGAATAGCCATTTACCAGCAAATCCCGCACCTCAGCCCTATCCATTTTCACGTAGTCATTAAAATTAATCATCTTGGTTCCCTTCCCTTTCACATCAATAATATATCGTACCTAGTAGACAATGTCAAGAAAATAGATGGACTATTTTTCCGTTGACTAATCAACTAAACGGAGAACGGCAGGAGTGACTCACAGTCACCAAGCCTGTCATAAGGCAAAAATAAAGGGGAACCGACTTGGCTCCCCTTGTGCTAAGTTGGACGCTCTATTCGAACGTCACGAAGCCTACCATACACGCTCCCGACGGCTTGAAGGTGAGCGTATCACCGATATTTTCGGTATAGCACCGAACGTTAGTCAAGCCTAACTCAGCCTTGACCTTACGCATGATTTGCGACTGAGTCGCATTGTCAGCGATTTCGAACTTACCACGCTGAACCCAACTGTAGTTTGCTTCACCAGCAAACGTATCTGTCAACTCAAATCGTACTGTCATTTTGGTTCCCCTTGTGGATTAGGTTGATTCCTATCCACATCAATAATATACACCATGCGGTAGACAAAGTCAAGGAAATAGGCAAACTATTTTCAGTTGATTAGTCAACTACTTTTGGCTTGATGGCAGGACTACCACTCAGTATGGCAGCCTGTAAGATGGCAAAAAAAGGAGCCTTTCGGCTCCTCCTCCTACCCTTCGTCTTCGTCTTCGTCTTCGATTTCGTTTGCTTCGTTTATCGCATTTGCAATTTCTTCGAAGTCTACCGCACTGATGTACGTTTCGATGATGTCATTGTAGAGCGAACCCGGTTCCACTCCAGCCGGTGCCATATCACGCACCATATCTTCCACTGCATCCGCCGATACCTTGGAATCTTCGCCGATGAATGCATCCATGATGTGGAGCGAACAATTCCACGTTTCGTAATTCGCCCAACCGTTGTAAGTGCTCATTTTGGTTCCCTTAGTAGATTAGGTTGCTTCCTACCTACACCATAATAATAGCATAGTGGTAGACAAAGTGCAAGGTGTATTTTTAGTATTTACTTATTAGTTGTTTGTATTTGATTCAGCAACTAACTCTTACAGGATTGACCAGTAGTCAACAGTCCTGCTACACTCAACTGCTAGGTGGTTCTCCAGCTACCTAAGCATCATAACAACTACCAACCAAGTGGGGAAGGGGCACTAGATGGTGCCCCTTTTTAGTTGTCTACTTGACTTCGTTGTAAACCTTGTAGACTTCACCACCGTGGTTATAGAGAAACTTACAGATGATGTGGAGATTTGTTGCACTCCACCTATCCGCACGATTCATGCTATCCATTAGGTCATTTCGTAGGACTGCATCCAAGAAACCACCCAACATCAAAATGGTGCGGTACTGCACAAAGCGTTCGAACGCTTCGATGTAGGAACCGATGCAAGCGTACTCATTACGGGTTTCTTCGCTGATGTTCAGCGGGTTAGTAGTGTTTTCCATACCTAATAGTATCATAGTTGACAAAGTCTGCCAGCATCCTAGGACATTTATTTTCAGGCAGAAGTTGACAGGCTCGGAGCCTACCTATCAGTCCTGCCAATGTGACTTCTGGTCACCATGATGACTATCCGTCACATCCACACACAACAAAAAAACCTAGGCTTTCACCTAGGCTTTGCACATTGCAGGGCGTGAGTCTCCGCCCCCCCCCCTCCCCGCCGTGGAGCCTCCTACAGTTCAAGTACCGTGTAGGAATACTCCTCCTCATTGTCAAGCCGTACGGTGAGCGACACATCGCCGTATACGGCACCCTCAAAGAGGATTTCGTATGTCATGCCATACCGTGAAAGGTACTCGTGCACAGATGATGCCAATTCATCGTATGTGTTAGAGTCTACGGAGCCGACAACCTTGAGTGGTTGACCTTCTCCAACTTCACCGGGAACGCCTTCGAAGATTTCGATTACTAGGAATCGTGATGTAGTGTTTTCCATACCTATATATTATCACACTTTGTCAATGTGCCAAGAACTATTTTAGTTGATTATTCACTGTACAGCGATAACAGGATATTCAGTGAATAAGGCATCCTGTAAGGAGGTAAAAGAAAAGGAGCCTTTCGGCTCCTCCTCTTATCCTACGACTTCGCTGATTTGGTCAGCATAGCACCAACGCATACCGTTGCACGGTACATCTATCGGCTTGATGGTAAAGATAGCGAGCTCTTGGCTCAGGTCAACCTTATTGACCGTTTGACCATACTTGATACGCTGGTTGCCAGTGGCTTCGATTTCTACCACGACTGCACGGCTGGCTGGCTCCATGCCAAAGCAACCGCTCCACATAACGATGTCGCCGATTTTGACCATTCGGCTGATGGTAGTAGTGTTTTCCATGCCTATATCTTACACCACTTTGTATACTATGTCAAGCGCATTTTGTTGTTTATTTTAGACAGCTCTGATTTCCTGTGATAGTTCAAATAGGGAAAGAGGAGGCAGATTGCTCTGCCTCCTCTTCAGTCGGGAACCAACCGACAATCGTTTGCCGAGCTGCGATGCTCTAGGCTTATAAAGGTTATATCGTATAGGCTCATATTTGCCAAATCTAGAGGCTAAAAGATAGGAGGCTAACTATGAGCGGATTAGCCTCCTATAGAGTCCCTACGGAAACACCACCAACCGTAGGGACATTGCATACTAGCGTTTGGCTAGTAAGTCTGCGTACCCGACAATCATCGTGTCGATGTACGGGTCATTGCAGATTTCATCAACAATGACATCGTCGGTGTTCTCTTGTACAGCGACTCCGAACCAGTGGCGAAGTTCGCTGATTTGTACAGCGGTAAGGTCTTCGACTGCTGTATTTACCAAGTCGATACCCAACTCATTCTTGATACCTTCAAGGTGAGTTTCCGTCAATGTTCCGTGCATCTGGAAGTTGATGCTAACGCTTCCCGTGAGTGTAAACTCCATAGTGTTTTTCCGGTTCCCTATCTGTAGGCTAGGCTTGTTCCTTCCTACACAACTAATATACCCTATACGGTAGACAATGTCAAGAAAATAGACAAACTATTTTTAGTTGCATAGTCAACAATCTACAACGGCTGACAGGTGAGACTAGTAGTCACTAAGCCTGTAGCAAGCCAAAAAAAGGAGCCTTTCGGCTCCTATCCACTACCCTTCCTCTCCTTCCTCTTCGTCCTTCTCCCGGTCTTCGTTGATGTGCTGTACCACCTCATGCCAATTCACGGAGGCGATGTGCTGATTTACGAGCCATTGAGCGTACTCGCTTTCAGAGGTGCCTATCCACTCCGCTACCAATTCCTCCGCCGTCTCCCGCTCCATGTCGGCTTTGGCTTCGCTTGCCACCTCAATTAGAGCATCGCCAAAGGCGAGCATAACGTGCCAAGTGTCCCAGTTCGTCCATCCGTTGTATCCACTCATTGTCGGTTCCCTCAGTAGGCTAGGCTTGCTTCCTTCCTACATCATTAATATACATCATAGGTTGACAATGTGCAAGCGAATTGCCAAAAATAAATGAAGAATGTTTGTTGACAAATCAACAAGCTGGAACGGCTTTACAGGCTTAGAAGGTAAGCAGCTCTCCTGCCATCAAGCAAAAGAAAAGGAGCCTTTCGGCTCCATCTCTACTCCTTGTTGAAGTCCTTCGCTACTTCACTCCAGAGAGCGTCGTGTTTGGTAATGAACTTGTAGTATTCATCCCGTAGCAACCGGATGAGCTCGGTTTTGTCTACCTTTTCATCGTACTCTACGTCATTCAAGACACGTGCAACGTTGAATGCGTGCTTTACGGCGATGTCCGCTTTGCGGGCTTCATACTTCTCTGTAGTGTTTTCCATGTCTATATCTTACCTTTACTTTGTCAATGTGTCAAGTCTTTTTTCAACTATTTTGAAAATAAGTCTCATAAGTGTCTTTGTGACCCGTTGCCTTTTCATACAAGTCATCCGACCGCTTTGTGTAGCGGTTCCATGTGGCAACAAGAGCGTCAAGCATCTCATCCCGTTGGATTTCCTTGTTTACGGACGCTCTGCACAGCAAGAGGTACATTTCGCCTACGGCATCCACAGCGATGTTTTCACGCTCTGCTGTGTACTCTGCCATTGTCAACGGTTGGGTTTGTGTAGTGTTTTCCATGTCTATATCTTACAGTACTTTGTATACCATGTCAAGAAGTTTTTCAAGTATTTTCAAAGCACTTTTAGCAGGAGTTGCTACCAGCATACTAACCTGCCATCAAGCAACCAAGAGAGCCGGGACGCTGAAGACATCCCGGCTCTCTCTATCACCGCACCACCGGTGACTTCCTATATCTTGAAAGCCATTGAAAGTTCCATGCATTTCCGGCTTGACTCATTGAGTTCAACGTTTCCGTTGAAGTGTGCCGGTTGGCTCTTGGTGATAGTCCATTGCTGGAGTCTCCCATTTGCCTTGCTCTCAGCCTCTACGGTTACCGTACGACCGTAATTCGACTCTACGTGACCGTATGCGATGTGTCCGTTTTCGAAGGCGTATCGGCTCGCATATCCCACCATGTCAACATGCCACGCTACATCAACATCCATGATGTCGATGATTTGAGGCGTCGGGTACTCGCTCGTGGTGAGCATGAAGACAACTTTCGTTGTTAGTGTAGTGTTTTCCATGTCTATATCTTACAGCACATTGTCAACGTTGTCAAGAAAATAGTTAGTTGATTAGTCAAGTAGATATCTTGCAGATATCTTTGCACAGCTGCCAGAAGTTTTACAGGCTCAGTAGGTAGTAGCCAAGCCTGTAGCCAGCAACAAAAAAGGAGCCTTTCGGCTCCCTTCTCAGAATGACCAGTCGTAGTAGTAGTCCCTACTGCCGAAGCGAACGATGCGGAAGTTCGTTCCCTTGACCTTCCATTTGCCATCCTTCCGGAAGGTGACTACCACCTTGTGTCCGTTTGGATTTGGCTCGACTACCCAGCTCTGGTGCCCGAAGTCAACATTCTCCGCTGCCTTGACGCTATCCCGTTGAAGCGTGACAGTCTTACCAGACTTCGAAACTTCGACTACCGTGTAGACTTCACGGTCTGTGTAACAGTACTCCGTTGCACCATCGCCGACCTCTGGTGTCTTGCATCCGACACGCTCTACCAACCGATTGATTAGACTTCCTTGCATATTGGTTCCCTCTTCCTTACACAACTAATATATCCTACTTTGTCAACGGTGTCAAGAAAATAGTTGAAGTATTTTCAGCCGACGGATTTCACAGGAGTAGACGGGATGTGACTTTCCGTCACCTGACTGGTGACTATCCGTCACATGAAAGGCAAAAAGAAAACCACACAACCGTTAGGCTACGTGGTTTGCACAATGCAGGTATGCGGACTTCGCACCCCCCCTCAGCCGGACGCCTACACCCCTTCGGTGTAAGCATCACATTCGACAAGGATTTTGTCGATGATGTATGCGGCTTGGAAGACATCGACGCTATGGTCGCTATCCGCTTCCAGTTCTGCGATGCAAGGTCCACCCTCAAGGTGGTTAGCAGAACATGCGTTGTGCCCTTCACAGCAAGAGTAGAACATGTACTCTGGTACTTGCTCATAGATGTGGAAACGGATGTACTCAGCGGTGCCGTAGGTAACTTGTGTAGTGTTCATGCCTATATATTACAGCACTTTGTCAACGTTGTCAAGTAGTTTTTTGTTGTTTGTTTATTATTCTTACAACCAAGTACTGGAGAAGTATTACAGGATAGATGCTTAGGTATCTGACCTGTAATCATGGGTAAAAAGATGCCTTTCGGCATCTGTAAGACAAAAGGAGCCTTTCGGCTCCTCCTTACTCAAACGCTGGTGTCTTGTACAGCGTGTTGATTCGCTGCCACCAGTCTAGGACTCGGTACGTCCACCACTGAGGGTCACAGATAACCTTGAGGTCATCCGGCTCGTTGGCACTGAAGTTGATTTGAGCCTTGCGAGCGAGTAGGCTACCTTCCTCCAGCTGACTACCCCATACGGTGTCGTAGAACGCCTTACGGAGGCTTTCCTCCGAGTAGTTGACGTCTACCAGCATCTGGCTTGCCACGGAGTAATCGGTGACACCGTGCTCCTTTTCAAGGGCGTCCACTGCCGTGTTGAACAACTTCTGTCCTAACTTGTGCAAGTCGAACAAGATGTCTTTGTTGGTTGCACCGTCGATGAACAACCCATTGAGTGCGAGATAACTCAGCATCTCAAAACAGTCGCTTTCGAAGGCGGCAAGCTCTGGATTTTCCATAGCCCAGCGGATACGTGCGTGTTTTTCTTCGTTCGTCATTCTAGTTCCCCTCTCCTACAATCAGAAGCCCTATGGCTTCACCCTTCACCCAGCCACCCTCTGGTACGTCAACAACGATTTTGTTGTCGTAAATGATGAACTGGACATCGTCCACGCTATCGCAATCGTGCAATAGCAGATTGTTGAATTCCCAGACTTCGTAGAATTCATCGGCATACTTTGTAGCGGTGCCATTCAGACTAGCACGGTCACGGATTACTAGACTCTTGCCCTCAGTCTTGAGGTGTCGCTCAACTCGCTTCAGATACTCGGTCAGTTCGTATTTATACATCGTGGTTCCCTTCCTACATCAATACTATACACTATACATGATACTTTGTCAAGTACTATTTTAACTATTTTCAAGCACACGGAACATGATTTCTCCGCCCCATCCGTCATCGAAGACAATGGTCAAGTCGTCTTCGTCTGGCTCACAAACGATGTTCTCAGCGTTGCCACCAATAAGGTTGACCATGTAGAACTTGGCAAGGCGTGTCAACCGTGCGGCATCCATGCCTTCAGTGCGAGAGGTAACTACCTCTGTGTCGATGTCCGTTCCCGATATCTCAACTTGTGTCATCTTTGGTTCCCTTCCTACACCACTATGTTACAACCTATCCCGTACTTTGTCAACACCTATTTTACAATAAATGTGACTTCGATAAGTTGTGGCACCGTCATCTCCCAGAGCATCCTTCCCTTGACGGTATATACCCCATCCTTGAGGGTGATACCGTCGAACTGGTACCCCTTTATGCTCGATGTACGGAGCAAGCTACGAACGCCGTAGACGTTCACAAAAGAATTAATGTCGATAAGGCTCTGAGCCGTTGACGTCTTGAAGTTGACGACTTTGTAACGACTCTGGTCTCTTGTTAGGTCGTCTAGTATCTTTGCACTCATGTCGGTTCCCCTTGTGTAGACTCAGGGGGGGAAAGGTTGCGTCAATCC